ACGAAACCGGGGCGACCATCGCCATTGAACTGAGTTTTTCCGGCACGGCCAATAACCTGATGTTTTCTTACGGAAACTACAGCAGCATGTGGGTGGGCGGCGGCAACGCCGGTCCATTCCTGGGATTGTTGTTGGGCTACGCTTTCGGAACTACCACCAGAAGTTATGGATTTTTCAAGGCCAACGGCACGATTGGTTGGACCCAGATTAGCAGCACAACAGTCGGTTCCCTGACCAACTGGCCTAACGTCAACATCTACCTGTTCGCCAGGAATCAGGCCGGTGCGGCAGGGGGGTTCAGCGCCCGACAGTTTTCGTTTGCGGCCATTTTCACGTTCGCGGATGCCGCCAGCGGACAATGCCTCTACAACGCCGTGCAGACGTTGCGCTGGGGTTTGGGTGGTGGGTATGTCGGACCGCTGGGTGTGTTCACCGATACGTTTGAATCGTACACGCCCGGGACGAACGTGAACGGACTGGGCGCTTACGTCGTCAAAGAGAATTTCACCGGTTACGTCGCCACCGACACGTTCGAGACTTACACGCCTGGGGCGAATGTCGCGGGGCTTACGGGCGGCACCGGCTACGGTGGTTATGGTTGGAACGGGGCCTATGCCTTGACCGGTGTGACGCCGCCAGGGGGTCTTAACACGGGGCTGCTCGCCTACTGGAACATGGATGGGACGTTGGGAACGGATTCGACCGCCAACGGGAATAATGTCCCCATCAGTGGTGCGCCGACCAGTTCGGCTGGTCTCATCGGCAACGCGATGAACACCAACGTCACTGGCAACGGGGCTTTGGTGGCGACTTCCAGTGCGTTCAACACTTATTTCGCAAACATCCAGCCAGGGCAATCGTTCACGGCGTCGATGTGGTTAAAGTTCTTGGTCGCGCCAGGTTTAGGTTACATGGGTATCTTTTCCCTTTGGAATTCCACCACAGTTTCCTATTTCTTGTGGTATCCCAACACTGGTTTTCTGACGTTTGGTGTGAACCAGGCCGATGGCTCGGCGGGACCCAGTTTTGCCGTGACACCGCAGCCGGTCGCCAATACCTGGTATCACTACGTTTTCGGTTACGATGACGCTTCCAAGACCTGGTGGTATCAGATCAACAATAGCGCCCGTAGCACTTCGCCCTGCAACGGAATCTTCAAACAGGTTAGCGGCACGATGTATTTCGGTGTTGGGATGTATGCAGGCCAGAACTCTTCGCCTTACATGCTGATGGATGAAGTCGGGTTCTGGAACCGGACCCTTTCTACGACGGAAGTGACGCAGCTTTACAACGGCGGATTAGGAACGCCTTACCCCTTCTGATTTATGCCAGCAATCGTTTATCAACCCGCCGCTTTCGCTGATGGTCTCGACACCGGGGCGCGGTTGGGCAACTGCACTTTGGCGCGGCCCATCGTTCTGCCTGCCGGTTGGGCCAAAATCCGCGTCGGGATGCGAATGCAATGTTTGCAGACCGGCAGCAATGTCACCGGCACTCCACGGTTCGCAGTCGGGTTCGGCAGCGGCACCGCGAACATGGTCGGGGACGCTACCACCAAGAACTGGATCGGGCTTTTGACCAATGAACCGACTTGGATCCTGAACTCGCCTGGTGGTTATTCGTACTACACAATTGCCAACGGCGTTCCGATGGCGGCAGCCACACGAGTGGGTTCGGTCTGGACGATTGGTGCTCAAGTTAGTCCGGTTCCCTGCCAATTATCCTCTCGCGCCGATGGGTCCAACGACGGTCGGCAATTGCTTTTTGTGGATGTTGCCACCGGTTCACCTAATTACACGGTGACAGGCTTTGTTTATACCGGGGCCGGGTACACGCCAGGAGTTTCCAACTCGACATTCATGGGCCTGATGACTTCCGCTACGCCGTCCCTGACGAATTACACCTTAACTAGTGGGGCAGTCGCGTTTTCCCAGGGGCCAGGCACTTTGGACACGGTCCAGATCATGTGGCCCATTGCCGACTTGGGCGCTGGCGGCGGGTACTTGGACATTTACGACTTGGCCGTGGCGGTATTGGCCTAGGGCGCGTTGGTCCCCGGCGCATTGGTCCCCGGCGAATCATTCCCAGGCGGCGTTTTACCGTGGAACTTGTGTGAGACCGAGAACTCGCAGGACAACAAAGACAGGAACACCCACAAAAGCAGGAACACCAAAACCGCTGGCCACAGCCTGATATTAGGGCGCACTGATTACCTTCAGGTTCGTGGGCGGCGGCGGCGGCACCGCAGGCGCATTGGTCGTAACGTAATTGAGCGGGACCGAGTAGGGGCTATAAAGCCCGTTAACATCCAGGGCTTTCACTGCGAACCAGTAAGACTGAGCGTACACCAGGCCGGTGATTTGGTATTGCGTCACGTTCGCGGCCAAGACAGTGTCATTGGTATAAACCCCGTTCTGGACCCCGAAAGAAAGTGTCTGGCTCTGGATGGTGGTTGCGGCAGACGGCACCCAACCCAAGGTAACAGCGGCGGCGCTGGCCGCTCGCGGATGCAAATCATGCGGAGGCGTGGACGTGGCCGGGACCGGCACATAGACGATGGTATGGCAGCCGCACAGGAACAGCAGGAACGGAACGAATCGTTTCATGGTTGGGAGATCAGTTTGACGTTGGTGGGCGGTTCGGGCCGCATGGTCGGCAGCGTGGTGATGACCACCTCGTTGGCGTAGAAGCTGCGAACCAAATTGGTCGTGGTGGACCCGACGTTCTGAGTGCAGTACACGCTCACGTAATAGGTCGTGCCTGGCAAGAGACCCGTGATTTGGTATTGGGTCCGGTCCCTGGGCACGTTCACGAAGAACTGGTAATTGGTCGGGGACAAGCCCCACGCGACGGTCTGTCCGACAATGTTCGTGGCCGTGGACAGCACCCATGCGATGCTCGCAGCGGTGGCGCTTTCGGCGGGTGGATTCGGTAACGCGCCGTTATTGGGCGCGGTGGGGTTGACCTCCTGGCCGTAGATGATGATGGCAGCCAAGAGGGAGCAGATAAAGCCCAGTTCAAACAGGGCGAGCAAAGGTAATTTTTTCATGGGGCGTGATAGTAAACTTCATTGGAGTAGTTCGTTGATTCCTGACCGCTGGCGGCAACACTCGTCGCCGCAATATAATTGGCTGATTGGGGTTGGACAACCAGTGTCGCCTGGGTTCCCGTGGCGCCGGTCCAGTTCGTGTAATTACGAGAGGACGGGCCAAGGTAAACCCGATAGCTCACCGCTGTTGGCTCTGCTGTCCAACCCACAACGATGTTGATGGGACTCGGAGTGATCTGAACAAAAGTCGCCGTGTAGGTCACTGAAGAATTCGGGTTGGGCACCCGGATGAGGCGCACAGCATCCTGAACGCCGTCGTTCCACTGGTTGAATGCCCAGCCCGAATTGGGTGAGGCGCTAATCTGGATGGTCGTTTGGGCCGGGTAACTGCCCCCGCCGGCAACGGTCCCGCCTGCCGAGGGCACCCCGTAAAGGATGACTGTGCCGTAGGGTTTGCGCTCCGACAGCGGGGCGATGCAACCGGCCAGGAGCCAAATCAGGACCAGACCGCACCATTTCATACCTCCCAAGGTTTACCCCGTACAAGAGAAAATTGCCAGCCGGAAGATGACCGCTTCCGGATCCGCGCCAGTCATGTGTCACACCTAGGGTTGCGCGGACGGGCAAAATTGCCCCTGGCAAACTGACTACCGACTAACGGTTCTGAGTGGGGGCGTAGCCCTTCGACCATTGCCAATGCTCGATGAGCGGGCGGAACCCGCGCTCAAAGGTTTCGAACCAGTCGCTGGTTTCGCACACGATGAACTTGCCGCAATCAACGGTCGAAATGTAGACGTTGCCGACATAGACCGTCTTATGCATTTCCTCCGTCGGCAGCATGTCCAGAAACGCCCGACCGTAAGCCGACAACTGCAGCCGGTGTTCCGGGTAGGCGCCGTATTTCGGGTCAGGCAGGGTTTTGGTCGATTTCCAGTCCCACACGCGCCACGCGCTGGGGGTGCGCAGGATTAAATCGGTGCGACCGGCGTAACCGGCACCGACCAGACAGCGTTCCGCGCAGACCAGTTCGCCCGACTTGCCGATGTGTTCCGCGGCGGGCAGGATCCACGGGAGGATCTCCGGGTCGATCTGATCTTTCTTGCCCAGGAAATACAGTTCCAAGGCGGCGTGGATGGCGGTGCCTTTGTCGGCGGCAGCGCGCCGTTCCTGGTCCTGAACCATTTCGACGTGGATGATGCGGTTGACGTATTCGTCGTCGGCCTCGCCCGGGCGATGCGGGCTGGTGAGGACCGCCAGAACGGCCTGTTCAATCAGCCAGTTGTTCAGGGCCGGTTTGGCCAGGACCTGCAGCACGGTCGTCACCGACGGGAGCAGGTTGAGTTTGCGGGCATCCCGAATGTCGGGCGTTTTCTCCCCCTTGCCATCGGCTTTGGGCAGAGTGTAGCACGGTTCGCCATCGGTCTTGTACCAATGGGCGGAGTTGATGAGTTGCGGTCTAGCGATTGTAGCAGGCATAGTTTTACAGTTTCATTGGTTTTTTACGGTACTTGTGGAAAGTGGACCAGGGCGAACTGACCCGGATCCGGACGTTGCCGTGTCTGCCAGCCAGGTTGTTGAAGTTGCCCATGAAAACCTTGGCGACTTGCTTTTCGAGCGGTGTCGCCAGGGTTTCCGGGCATTCGCATTTGATGCCGACCTTGCCGGCGACAACTTCAGCGATGGTTAAGGCAAACACGATCATGGCCTAGTTTTCGGCGGACGGTTGGCCCAGTTTTTCGAACCACGGATTGGGGATTTCGAACTTTTTTTTGAGCTTGTATTTCGGGTGTTTCTTCATCCCCGGCACTGGCACCGCATCGAACTTGTCGATGTGCTTCTGGAACGTCTTGGCCAACCCCAGTTCGTTCGGCGTGATGTACATTCCCTTGCTGCTGCTGTGCAGTTCGACGGTACTCTCCCCTTCGATAATCACCACCATGAAGGTTATCATTTTAAGTGGAATTCGTAGTGTTTACCGGCTTCATCGAGCATTTCCCTGAACTTGGTGTCGGCGGCGATGGTTTCAGGCTTCTTCGGCTGACCTTTGTAGGTCGTTTCCACGGTGACATTGGCCCAAAGCCCAAACAGATATTTCTTCTCCAGTTTGGCCAAGGGCGTCCCTTTCTTTTCACCCCACGGCATCGGGAAAACCCGCCACGGCGCATCCGGGCTGTGGCAGTCGATGTTTGCGTCCCGGGGGACCTCGATGGGCTTGGTTTCAATCGGGTTTTGCTGGCACCACAGGTCTACCTTAGCGATCTGGTTGTCCCAGTCCGACAGGAAATACTTGGCCCAGGCATCCGCAATGTGGTCCAGTCCAAGGCCGTCGGGCAGGATGACCCGCCCTTCCTTGTCGGCGGCCCGGGTTTGCAGGCAACGGACGAACTCGGCTTCATTCGGGCCCAGCCGTTTTCGGAGCTCCGCAACCATGACATGCTCGGTTTTAACGGGGGTTGTCGGGCCTGCAGCTGGCCCAGCCGTCGGTTTCTGGCCGGTGGCGGGCTGTTGGGGCGCACTGGTCTTTGGGCGGTCCGCAGGCAAATCCTCAAACCTGCCCCCGGGCTCAAACCCGCCCCGTTCCTGGACCCCGGCGCCGTTGCCGTCGTCGTCCTCGTCGGCATAAAGGGCCAGCGTGGCGGCAAAGGCATACCGGCGCAGGTAAGTGACGATGGAACCGGCCACTTGCGCCCGGGACTTGCCTTTTTCCTCGATCATATCCAGAAACAGGGTTTCGCCCAGCCATTCACCGGACCGGTGCATGAGGATGGTATCAACCCCGACCCGGGTGTCCAAGGAGATCGGTAGTTGAACGACCGCCAATCCGTGCTTGGCCAGGACCGGTCGGGCGGCGGCAATCACCGCCCCCAAACTGGCATATTTGTTCTTTAAGAATGGATTCTTGGAATCCATCCCGACCGCGGGCATTTCGGCTTGGGCAGCCGCCAATGCCGGGGCCAGGTTCACTAACGAATCGGAATGTTTCATGGTCGTGGCAGGTTAAGGGATTGCTCAAGGGTTTCCAGCGCCCGGGCCGGCGCACCGTCCCGAAGCCAGATGCAGGCTTCAAGGATGGCACCGCGCAAACGGTCCTCGTTGGTGATGGTGACGCGCACACCCAGGGCGTCACTGATGAATCCCAACGCCTTTTCGGTGTGAGCTTGGACGATGGGCACATCGATGGGCACATGACTGTTTTGTTCTGGCATAGGTCTCCTTACTTTGCAGGTTTGATTTTACCCTCCTTAACCACGAACACACCCACTTCCGGAGGGCTTTGGGCGGGTGCTTCACCGACCACCGTCGCCAGGATGGTCAGGTCTTTGGCTTTGGCGCGGTCGATAAACTGGTAAATGCTGGTCCCGAGACTTTCGGCGCGGTCGATGAGGTCCAGGTCGAACCCGGGCGGGTAAAGGCTGGCTAGGGCGCTGGACAGGCGCATGAGTTGGCTGGTCGAAAGCATCCCGGCGGTCGTCCCTTCGAACACCACGTTGCCCGATTCATCGAACGCGAGATCGGCAATGCCGCACGTCCCGGCGTAATCGCGCAGCAAGGCGCTTTTCTCGGTCTTAATCTTGCGCTGGCGATCTTCCAGAACCTTCAGTTCTTTCTCGTTATTAACCTTCTGCTGGGCCCGTTCATTGTCCTTGACGGTCTGTTCATAGCGTTCGCGTTCAAGGTTGCCGTTGCCGATGCGGGCCCGGAGCGCGTCAATTTCCTCGGGCTCAGTCGGCGCGGGCATCAGGTCTTTAATCGGGTTGGCCCCCAGCCAGTCCTCCAGTTGCGCCTTGGCCAGGTTCAACTCCATCAGTTTCACGTTGATGTCCTGCAGCCGGTCCACGCGCTGGTTGTAGGTCGCGTTATGCTGGGTGACGGCCATGTTATGGATCTGCACAGTGCCCACTTGGTCGTGATGAGCGGCGACCATGGCGTCCAGTCGCGCCCGGAGGTCCTCGACGCTGGGCGGTTCATTGGGCAACGGCACCACTTGGATATCGCCGTAGGCCTTCAGGACGGCCCGCAACTCGGTGGCTTGGTCGGCGCAGGCCCGCGCTTCGGCGTCCAGTTCCATGGTGTCCACCGAGAGCACTTCGGCAAAGAACGCTTTGCGCTCGGGCTCGCTCATGTTGCGCAGGTAATCCTGATTGGACTGGAAAGGATTCAGCAGGCGGGCGATCTCGTTTGCCGGCCGACCCACCGCCGCGCCGTTCCGGATGAAGGCGATGTCGCGGGCTTTGGTGCCGCCGTCCTTGCCCAGATACCAGGAGCGGGACACGCTGCCCCCGTCGAACTCCAGTTTGACGCTGGCTTCCTTCTGGCCATGCCGGATGATGTCGGTGGGCCACGCCCCGCCCAGACACCAGCGGATGGCGTTCAAGACCGTCGATTTGCCCTGGCGCACATCCCCGTAGAACAGGAGCAGGGGTTTATTGAACTCGATGGATTCGTCCTCAAGAATCCCCACGTTGCGGACCGTCAGTTTGGTGACTTTAATCATGGTTCGTTTTTTAGTTTTGTCGGTTTACTTTACCAGGCAGGGGGCACTTATCCCCCGCCTGACAAAAGGATTCACCGCAATGAACGCATTGCATGTGGATATGGCCCGCCACCAGATACATCTGGAAATGCTCGCCGTTGCAGCGGCTGCAGATCATCAGTTCGGCGGTGACGTGCTCGCCGCTCACGCGGCTGACGATGTCGATGGCTTTGGTTTTCATGGGATATCCAAGAGGGCCCGTTCGTAGCGGCGTTCCAGACCCGTGTTCCAGCCTCGCCGGCCCAACTCAAGGTCGGACAGATAAGCCGGGGAAATCTGCATATAATAGGCCAGCCGACGCAGGGACAGGCCCGACGACAGGCGCCGTTTGCGCCAGCGCAGCCCGACCGACCCGTCGGACTCGATCTTCCCCTTCCCGCCGCAATGGGGGCAGTCGATCATGGTTTTCATGCAAAGAGCATAAGCCCCGTCAGCATACATAGCAACAAAAAACCCGGGGCCATCCCCGGCCCCGGGCTCCCCCCTCCGTCCGGGCTCCTACCAGACCCGGATCCCTTGCTCCCTGGCGTGAATCATTTCGCGCAGGCTGGTGCACATCGTCATCAGCATGAAGCTTTCCAGCCACAGCAGGCTGCGTTGCTGGTCCTCCCTCATCATGTTGACGTGCTGGTGCATTTCGGCCATCTGCTTGGCGATGGCCTCGTTGATTGGCACTGGTTTTGGCATTTGCATGTTTGTATCAGGTATCAGTGTGTTGTTGGTTTGCTGCATTAGCAGCGCGGTGACTATATGCGGATTGTGCTGACAGGTGCAAGTACTTTTACGGATTTTTTTTCGCTTCTCCGGAACGAAAAACACCATGTCGAGGTAGCGCCCAACCAATCAAAACGCCCTATAAACGATTCTAGAGCGCCGATTTTCCCCTAGCGGGCGCAAATGGAGCACATCCGGGGCCTTTGGGCCACGCCCATGGGCAAAAGCAGCTGGTCGGCGCCCCGGGGAACCCGGCCAGATTCGAATTCCTTCCGGAGCTCCGCAAGGGACGCGGGCCAGGTGTCCCGGTCCTCGCTCCTGAACGTGTGCCCCAGTTCAACCTCCAGGGCCTCGCCTTCGGCGTAAAGGTCCGGGTGTTCCTTCCACAGTCGCCACCATTCGCCCAGCCGCTGGAAGAAGCACCAGGCGCAATCGGTGCGCTCGGGCACGGTGACGCCGCGCAGGGCCAGGTACTCAATGACCTGTTTCAAGCCCCAGCCCCACTCGACTAGGGGCCAGGAATTGGTGATGCCGTCGATCTGGGAATGGTCCACGCCTTCCCGGTCGGTTTCATCGGCGCGGATCCCGACGTAACTGGTCGCCGGGGCCGCTGCCAAGAGGTAGGTCTGAAAGGGCTTAATCTTCAGGTGCGGTGTGCAAAAGCGCATCCGCCAGTTGGGGATGGCATGGTGCTCTCGCGCAAGGGATTTGAGGGTGTTGCCGCCGGTCACGCGCACCAGGCGCGAGCCCAGCAGTTCCGACAGGTGGGCCCAGTGGCGGAACATCGCGGGCAATTCGTTGCCGGTCGGAGTGCAAACAAACTCAAACCGGCGGTCCGGATAAAGCTCGACCAGGCGCAGGGCCATGGCGCTGGAATCCTTCCCGCCGCTCAGTCCGACAATGTGGCGCATATTAGATTTGTTAAAAAATAGCGAGTAAAGAGGAGTAAAGGGCCCTTTACTCGCTTTTGTCTACTTGACGTTCTTTTCCTTCGCGGCCTGCAGGAGTCGGATGGTCCGCTTGGCCAGTTCCTCCGCGCTGAACCGTTTCTTCACGCCTTTGGCGCGCTGGGCCAGGAGTCGGGCCGGCGAAATGGGCTGGCCGCAGTGGGGGCAGGGCATGGTAATCATATCAGGTGAGGCAATATCCGGAATCGCAGCCTTGGTCAACGGGTCCCGCCACATCCACGAAGCCGCGCGCTTCCAGTTCGTCAAGGCTGATGCACGAACGCAGGATGTAGACTTCGTTCTCGACGCCGATCTGTTTCCAGTCGCGTATGGCACGGTCCACTTGTTTGGCCTGTTCCCAGCCAGCGGGATCTTCAATCGACATCTGGCGGAAAAAGGATGCGTCATTGGCAAAGCATCCGCGGCAGACCGACCGCTTGGGAATCGGTTTGCCCAGGTAATTGAGTTTCTTGATTACGTCCCCATTGGTCAGGCGCAGGTCCACCAGGGGATAGCGAAAGCAGGACCAGCGTTCGACCGGGGGTTTGATGCGGGTAACCTCCGAGAACGAAAACCCGATCCATTTCTCCACCGTTCCGGGCGGGATATGGGTTGACCGCCGGCCGATGCCCAGCAGGCGTTCGACTTCGATGCGCGAGGCGCGGTTCATGGGCGCAATCTTCGCCCATTTGGTGCAGCGTTGGCTTAATCGCCCTTCGCGTGACCCGTGCTTGCCTTTGGTATAGAAAGCGGGCGTGTCGAAGCGCGTTCGCTGGGTCTGCTTCAGGTTGATGATGGCTTCGTAGAGGTTGGGGCCCGGGACCGTGTAGGCCGGGATCCCGACCGCCCGGGCGGCGTCCTGAATCATCGCCACATAATCCAGAACCGCCTGTCCTTCCATGCCCGGGTTGGCGCTCATAATGACATCCGGGCGTTCGATTTCGCCCAGGATAGCCAGCCAAGCCAATAGGGAGGATTGTTTCCCGCCCGAGAAATTGAGCACCTTGATATGGCGCTCCGCAGCGGGCAACCATTGCCCGCGTAACGGGTCGTCCTTGTGCCCGCCGTAGAGGCAGAGCGGCGGGCCCGAAACCTTGAAGTCCAAAAAGGTCTGAGTCTGTTCAAGGGTGTTCATTTCAGTTTGAGCCTTTCCCTGATAGCGTCCATCAGAGCCAGCCGATAGTGCAACTCGTAATCATCGGGGAGGTAACTGGCCACGCCCATGGCGAAGTACGCCGCTTCGTGCGGGTCCATGCCTTCCAACGCCCGGACAAAGTCGTCGGTGCGGTTGTCGTGCGCGATCCGCAACGCCAAGCGGCAGAGGTCGGTTAAACGATTGGGTGTTTTCATTCGGCGTTAATGGTGAAGATTTCGCAACGGGCGTTCTGTTCTTCAATCCAGACCCACACCCGGGCGTTCATAACGCCCCGGTGCAGGAGGTAGCTTTTGATGAGGCGCCCCGACCATTTGAGTTTGGCGCACAGCTTTTTGACGGCTTCAAGGTGATTGTCCTCAAACTGCAGGCTGTTGTCCCGGTCGAAGTAGACGGTATGGCCGTCCCCGTCGGTCGCACTGAACCGGGAGGACTCGACGCTGTATTTGGTGATGATGGCTTTCATGGCTAGTCAATGGTGCGGACGCAAACGGTTGCGGTTTGGATGGGGTTTTTCGGGTCGTCGCTGACGATGTAGCCGGTCACGTTGAAACTGTGGCGGCAGCCGCTTTCGACTTCAACGGCGTTGACCAGGCGAAAGGTCACCGCCTTGTTGCAGGCGGTCACGGTTAAAACTTCGCCAGCGAATAATGCCTGTATCAATTGGTGTTTGGTGGTCATTGGTTGGTGCAGTATCCAAGTTCACGAAGGGAAACGTAGGGGAGAATAAACCCGGGCAGTGGACTGCCCGCGATGACGTGATCCAGGAGGTTGATCTTGAGGATTTGGCCGGCCCGCGCCATTTCCCGGGTCACCTTGATATCGGCTTCGCTGGGGGTCGGGTCCCCGCTGGGGTGATTGTGCAGAAAGACGACCGCCGACGCCGAGCAGACAATCGCCGCTTTGAAGCATTCCCGCGGATGGACCAGGATGGTATCGAGGTTGCCGGTTGAGACCATGTGGAAGCCGGTCACGCGGCGGCGGGTGTTCAGGAAAATCACCCAGAAACATTCCACGTCGGGATTAAAGACGGGCAGGGTGCGCATGTGCGACTGATAAAAGTCGTAGATGGCCCCGGGCGTATCCGCGACCGGGGACGGGACCGGTTCGCCGCGGCGGATGATTGCGTATTCGCAGCAGCAACCCGCCCGGAGTTTGGCCGGTTCCGGGTATTTGCCTAACGGGTCAAAGGTCTGTTCTTTCATTGTTCTTCCTCCGATCCGGAATTTTCCTGCACCCAAACCCATAGCGCGTCGAAATCGCCCTGGCCCAGCACGTCCTTGTTGAGGGCGACATTGTTCTCGCGTTCGAAGTCCTCCACGCACCGCGCGCACAAGGTCAGGTCAGGCGCATCGGCGTCGGCGGTGGGCGAGAAGTAATAGACATCATGGACGGGCCTGGGCCTGTCGCAGCAGTCACAGATGGTGTAAGTGCGCTCGTTCATCGGCAAACCTCCTGCCACAGCGCAAAAGCGGCTTTCGGGTTGGGGTTGATGACAACGCGCTTGCCGTCGGACTGCCGCGTCACCGACCAGCGATGGCCATCGGCTAGGCGTCCGTGGCTGTCCAATCGCGCATAATGTTCCCGGCGTAATTCGTAGCCCGCCTTGAGGCAGGTATCCTGCATTTCTTTAACAGTCATTTTGGTTTGTTGGTTTCTTCCGCGTGGTCAACCCCCCGCCCAACCGGGGCGAGGGGTTCAACACACGAACTAACCGACATTCGCAGTGGCGGATTTTCCGGAACGGCCCTCAAAACCCGGGTTGGGCGCCCCTTCCTTCGCCCCGCAATACGGACAGAACCGGTCAATCGCGCTGGCTTCCTCCGCATCCCGGGCGAATCTGCCCAGGGATTTCAACCAGTAAGGTCCGTAAATCAATCCCGCCCGACGATCGTTCTTGAGCCCGATGCGGCAGGCTTGGCAGCAGAACAGCGCCCGGGGGTGACCATAATGATAGAGCTTGATGAGTTTGGTCATGGCTCGAAAACCTCCTTGGTCGCCGGCAATCCTTCGCTTTCCAAGGATACGTTGTCCAGCGAGTTGAACCATTCCTCCAGCTGGGTGAAGGGCATCCCGAATTCCTTGTGCTCAAGGCAAACGGCCTGCGCGTACTTCCCGCTCAACGTCCAGACCCGCGCTTGCTCCTGTCTGTCCCACAGAAACACGGCACCGTCCTTGTCGCATCCGGGCACATCGGGATATTCCTCCCGGCTGGCATCGCTGATGATGAGCATGAACCTTGGCCCTTTCATTTCAGGTCCTCCGCCGCCCAAGCTTCCCAGCAGTAGCCAAGGCTGATGTCCCAAACCTCGACCGCCTGTTCGTTGTGCTTGATGATTTCCTTCTGGATGGTGAACCGCTCGGCCTGCTCGCCCGAATCGACGTAGCAGGAGTCGCTGATGTGCAGGACATCCCCGACCAGCTGCCCTGTGGCAATGATGCCGCTGTCCTCCTTGGCTATCCCGTCGCAGTACGCCAAGAACTTGAGCAGGTTTTCCCGGTCTACCAATGGCTTCAACCAGCCATTCCACAGTTGCAAGGGATTCCAGTAGGCTTTGCAGACCGCCCCTTCGGAAAAGCCAACCCAATCGAAACGCATTTGCGCAGGCAGAGTCGCGTCCCAGTCGTCCACTTGGTCGATCGGGATGAAGCGCACAAACCCCCCGCCGACCGGCGAGGCCTCGACGCAATAGCGCAACCGCTCGGCATACGCATTGGCTTGGTGCTGGTACTTGTAGGCGGCGATGACGATGCCGCCCCGGACGACTTCGAACCGGGGGAAACTGCCCCGGACTTCGGGATGGCTTTTAAGTTCCGCTGGCGGATTTTTGCGCTCCGGCGATCCGGAATTTTCGCCGGCCCGCGCCAAAAATATCTCCCAGAACCGCCCGTCGGCGGTCTGGATGGTTCGGCGTTCTTTGTTTGGTTCGTTCATGTGTTGGTTTCTTTCTTCCGCGTGGTCTGCCGCCCGATTTTTCCCCCAGGGGAAAGATCAGGGGCAGAACACCCGGGAGGACTAGACCGGTTTGAGCATCGCTTCAGCTTCCGCCTGCGTGATGCCAAGGTATTCGGCGGCGGTCTTGAAGTCGTAGAACTTGCGGTACATGTAATCGAAGCAAGCCAGCTTTTTGACCCGCACACCCCCGCCGCTTTTCAGTTCCCGGTAGGGATTGTCCTGTCCGTAGGGCTGGACGATTTTGGGGTCCTTGTCCCACGTTGACACGCCGTAGACCAAGACTTCCCATTCGCCCATCCCGCCCAGCATCTGGAATTGGCCAGCGCAGAAGATAAACTCGCTGACCTGATAGACGCCGTCGTCGTTGCGACTCCAGCCGTCGATGTTGTTGACGACCAAGCGAACCTGTTTGACCCAAGCCGGGAGGACGACCGTTTTCCTGCCCGCCCATTTTTCTCTGCCGATGCGAAAGCTCATAGTGTGGTCCTTTAGTTGTGGCTGGCTTCTTGGGCGTCCTTGTCCGCGTGGGCTTGCCTGACCGACGTGCCAAACAGGGCTTCAAAGGCGTGTTCACGCAGCGTGTTCCAATCCTCCTGCCAAATCATGTCGGACCCGTCCCGGGCGAGGCGGTCAACGAGCATCCAGCAGCGGATGAACTTGGCAGGCAGGGCGAGGCTGACGACCTTCAGAGGCTTGCCTTTCTCCGTGTGAAGTTTCAGGGCGTTCAAGGCGTTTTCCGCCCGGGTGTAGGGCCCGTCCACGTGTTTTCCGGAACGCGCTTCGATGACATACCAGACCGACACCCGCTTGACCCCCATCAGGATCTTTTCCTGCTCGGATTTTACCAGCAAGGGATTGATTTTGTTCATGTGTTTTGTTGTTGTTTTCCGCGTGGTCTGCCCTCGGGAAACCCGAAGGCAGAACACGGGGCAAACCCTAAATCTGGACCAGCCGTTTCTCGCAGCCCGCCCACACGGCGAAGTTCTCCCAACTCGGGAAGGTCATGCAATAGTCCAAGTCCGTGTTGATGACCCGGACGGCTTTCCCGTCTGCCAACACTTCGATGCGGTAATCGCCCCGCCGCATTGCGGGATAACTCTCACAGGTCCAGCCGTTGAAATGCATCTTGAAAATCCGCGAGTAAACCTCGTCCTTGGGCAGCGGTTCCTTGGACTTCTGCTCGATGAGTTTTCCGGTTTCCTCCGTGGCCACATTCAGCGAATTCATAATCCAGTCGAACACCTTTTCCGAATCCTGTGGTCCCGTCGAGGGCAGCCGCGATTCAATGAACGGACCAAACGCCTCGCCGTCCTGATGCAACCGGTGCATCGCCCAATTCTCGTTCGCCCGACCAATCGCCCATATCCAGCCGTTGCCATCCAACAGTTCGATGTAGCCCGGATACTCGAAACTCACCTTCACCCCGCCCCCGCTGCGCTTGCACCGATTGACTACAGCCAACTCAACCGCCGCACTGCCACTGTCATTCCTGTCGTTCTGGTTCATATTGTTCATGTGTTTTTCTTCCGCGCTGAATCAATATTGCCATAAGCGGTTATGGATGACAAGAGGTTTTTAACGTCTACCCATGAACAACAGGTTGCGGGCGGTTTGCAGAAGGCCGTCGTCAATCGCCGGATGAAAACTCTGGTCGCACACTTGGCTACCCGCGTCGAAGCCCTGTCCGATGCCATCGAACGACTCTCCCGGTTGGTCTACGCTAGGGCGCCGTCGGTTTCGGATGCCAAGGATGACCTAGATATAGGTCGCACCCGGGACCAACTGTCCCGCCTCGACACGGCCATCGACGGTGAGCTTGCCAAGCCTGAGCCCGACGCGAAGCGCCTTGAAGCTCTCGCCCGGGCGAAGGCGACATTGGCAGAGCTAGACCGCCGGTCAACCGGTCGTTCGCTGCCGCCGACCTTCCGGGCGAGCGCGAGGACCAAGTCTGAACCGGTCAACCGCCCGCCGCCGACTCCGCTCTAGTCCAAGGTCCAGCTGCCGGCGCTCGACCAGGCTGATTTTCCGCCAGCACCGATTTTCCGGGCCGGTCCGCGATTTTTCGCCACCGTGAGGCTCTCTTTTGCTCTCGACCGTCCCCACGCCCTCCGCCCGTGGCACCCGCCCGCTCGCGCAGGTTTTGTTATCCCCCGGATTAACCGGCCCGGGATTTTGCCCGCGTTCCGGACGACACGGACGGTTCGGACGATGCTCACCGGCGCACTGCCCTGGGTGCGGCGATTACTAGCACAGGAACGGTTGGTGCGGGTATGGTTTGGCCGGCCCGCTGGGGAGGTTACGGTTGTGGAGCGAAAGGTTGTGACAATAAAGTGAGTCTGGCTTGCACGGGGTTGCGTTGTGGAGCGCCGGCGTTCCATGTGGAACAAAGTCTTTTCCCTGTCGAATAATTGTAAGGGGAAAGACAACCGTATCGGGGTAGACCACCCCCCTAACAGGTGGGGCACCGGAGCGGAGAGCGTCCGCAATCGACGGCGTGACGGCAGGCCTTGGAGTCTGCTGGCGAGGGTGGTTTAGGCCCCGGCGCGGCGACCGTCACTGTTCCAATCAGGCGTATGAGACTCCGGTCATGGGGGGCGGATTCGCGTTGCCACCAGGCGGGGCGACCCGCGCAAAGGTGGCGTTGCTAGCCCGCGGTGGTTCCAACGGTTGTCCAGGGGTCCGGTATTGGGACCTTTGAGGATCGGTGGCCGCGGACAGTTTTTGGCCTAAGCAGGCGGTGTTTGACTTCTGATACCACATACGCGTTACGAAAAGAGTGAGGCGACCGTCGCGCCCGGATAACCCGGGGCGGCTTGCTCGGCATCGGCCAGGTCGCTAAAGGTGAGGGCGCAGTCCGGGTCAGGCTGCCAGATGTTCTGGTGATTTTTAATCTGGAGATAATAGAACGGCTGGTCCGCGCCTTCCGGAGCGGGCCGTTGCAGGACATAACCCCCGGGAAAGCCATCGTGCAAATTTTCAGTCGGGATCGGCATAGGCCAAAAAGCGTCCCCTCCCGGCACTGGAAGCAGGCGCACACCTATTTGCGAATGAACGTGCGCCGGCCGGTCGGACCGGAAGGGAACAAAAGTTTTCCCCCGCCCCGAAAGATGAGCCCGACGGTAGTCCGCACATGAAACGACAGAGAACGACCGCATGACAAGATGGGGCCCGAGAAAGAACAGCGGAGCGGGAGAGAGAACAGTCCCCCACGAAAGGAGAGGGGACCAGTCCAAAAAAGCGGGCGGGAGCGTCCTCCCGCCCAAACGATCCCCTAAAAGCGGGGATTGTTGAAACTGGCGCCCCCATTGTCGGTCGGCTAGACCGTGGGGGGCTTTGCCATGCCTTACCCGGGGGCTGTCGCCTGGTAATCGCGTTAGAAAACGGGCGACAAAAAGGTCCGGCGCTGTTACAGCAACGCCGGGGTGCAAGCTGAGAGCGACTCGACTTGCGGTTTTTTCGGCTGGACAGCCGAAATTTGGAGGTTTCTCTGTCCAGCCCGCTCTGTAAAGCGTTATACATTGATTAGACCCAATCGTTCAAACACTGCGTTCTGTCAACTGCAATCTTCGCATTTGTTCGCGCAGGATCCTGCGGGTCGGTTCACCCATGCGCCGGTACTTGCGCTTCAATTGCCGGCGCGGGACCTGAATGACCCGGGCGGTATGATTGATGAGCTTTGACGTGGACCGGTTCACGACGGTTGCGGTGGAACGGGATAGAGCGGGACCGTGCGCCGGATCTGCGCCGTTTCCAGGAGGGTATCGGCCAGTTGCAAGGCGTCCGGAACATATTCCCGGTGCGGACTGCGCTGCAGGATGATACCGGCAGCCGAATCCAACGGGGCACACAAAAGCTGGGTGGCGATCTGGGCTTTCAACTGTTCTTCCGGTGTCACGGATGTTCCTCCGGAACGATGGTTTTAGCTTCGGCCAGGACCAGCAACCGACGGGCGGCCAGGATCGCCCGTTCATAGCCCGTACCTCCTTCGTATTCCATCAGGTCATGGGCGTAACTATTTTTGCCGCCAGACAGAAGAATGGCAGCAATGACGGCCTGGACCTGTTCGTCAGTCATAACTTCCTGTGCGCCTTCCAGTACCACCAAGCAAGGCAGCCTGCCACACCGGCCACAACCCCGATGAGCAGGCTGCAAACGTCGAGTGAGAAGTGCATATCACTTCGCTGGCGCACTCACCAGCACCCAGCCAACGCCCGGATAATAGACTTTTATAAAAGGCGGCGGAACAATCGGTTGCACCGGTTGATTGCCGGGGATGGTGATGACCGTCCCGGGCGGCACCGTGATGTCCGGTGGAATCGGCGGGATGGGCGGCAGGGGGTGACCCGCTACAGGCGGATACCCGGGTCCCGGCGGCAGTTCAATCCCCGGCGGTCCCCAAATCGGGAATTCTGGATGACCCGGGATACCAGGCATTCCCGGCCCGGGCGGCATCGGCCCACCCCCCACCGACAAACCGGTTAAACTGGCGTCCCCGATGAAAACCACGCGCTGACTGCTTTTGTTGAGCAAGTCATAGAGCATTCCGTCTAGCGTCACATTCACTGCAGCCATAAACTCACCTTTCTCATTGTTGCGGTTAGTAATAGTTCTCAGGGGCAGGTTCCTTCTGGGATTCAGTCAGTCGGGTGTAACCTTCTTCGAAAGCTTTGGTTGGGGAAAACGATTCGTAACCGTCGGCGTATCGGACGTAATAACCGCCCTGTTCGGGCTTGTAACGCTCGATGTATTCGTTGGGCACCACAATGGGTCCGACGCCGCTTTCGCTCGAAAACAGATACCAGATGCCGGTGCTCTCGCCCATCCAGACCTTGGCAATCTTGAACGCCCGGACTTCCTTATGGCATTTCCACCGCGGCAGGGGCCCGATTTGCGGGATGCGCGTGGCCGGGAATTCGGACGGCGGAACGAACATTTCCTCGTCAGGGCTCATAACCATTCATCACAAACCAGTCTGCGATTGAGTTCAACAGGCATTGCGGGACGAGGTAGCAGATCCGTCCTTCCTGGCACAGTCGCTTTCCACGCTCCCAGTTTTCCTCGGTCTTACCTTCCCACCCGTAACACCACCCGCGCAACACATACCTCGGAAACTTTCCCGTGACCAGAAAAAAGACGTGTTTGGGGTCGTCCCCCTTCTTGTCTTTCTCATCATCGTGCAGGGGCAAGTGCCCATTATCGCGGTGGGTGTATCGAACCTGCAACCCGGGTCCGATGTCGCCGGCGGGGTTCGGACCGGCAGAATCCACCCAATGTTCCCAGTCGGTGCGCAGCTGGACCCCGGCGTAAATTTCGGCGCCGACGGCGGCAATTCGCTCGTCCAAAGTGTCCGGTTCCTTCCGGTTGTAACGGTGCGGGGTGCCCCATGCCTGGTGCTGGTCGAACTGGCGCTTGGCGATGGCGATAGCCTTCAGGCGATGCTCCAAGGAGAGCGTCATCAGTTCGTCCTTGGGTGTCAGCAGTTCGAATTGTTCGTCCAGCATCACTTTGGAGACTGTCCCATAGGGGCAGGCGGGCTGTCAACTGCAAGATCGCTTATCTCGAGTACGGTGCATTCTTCCCAGCCGTGCTCGACTTGTTTTTGTTCGACCTGGATGTGCGCGAATTGTGCGGAGTCATTAACCAGCAGTTTAGCGCGGACCAGTGCGTCAACAAAGTGCTTTTCGAAAAGGTTCCGCTCGTCGCAGAGGCGGACGCGGTAGCTCGTAACGCGCACAAGACGGCGGTTTGGGCGAGCAATTTCTGGCGCAACCGCTCCCACAGGTTCATGGCCAGGATCTGGTTCACGCTCGGGACCGGATGCCACACCACCAGTCGGAGTATTTCGGGCGAGGGTGTCGGCGCTGGCGCCGGGGAAATGCTTTCGGAGTTCATTGGGCGTGATGGATTCGTTCATTTTGGCTGTGCCCATACCATACCACCCCACAGGCTGTGCAGCACCTTGGCGTTGCCGCCGTGCAAAACGAAGTCGCGGAGGTCTTTGGCGGGCGGATACATGATGATGGCCGGAACGCCCAGGTACTGGATGAGCTTTCGCGCCCCGGTTTGCCCCGGTTCATCGTTGTCGGCAAAGATGACCGCGCGCCGGATGTCGTTGCGCCGGATCAAACTCTGCACATAACTCTCGCAACCCAGGCAGGAGGGCCGGCCGACGGCGTAAAACCCCATGGACAGGGCGGCGGCGGTGTCGGTCGGTCCTTCGCATACGATGACCAACTCTTGCGGAGCGCAATCGGGCACGAAAAGGCCCTGTTTTGACCCTTTAACCGCCCATTTGTTGCCGTGCTCATCCCGCAACCGGATCCCGATGACGTGACCGTAGCTGTCCACCATCGGAAATGCCCAGGCCTGATGGTCACTCGCCCAGGCCGGGGACAAAAGCAGGAGGCTGGCGACGGGTAACCCGAGTTTTTGGGCCAGTTCCCACACTTTCCGGGCTTCAGTGGCCCGCGACCACTCGGCCAGGATGCGTTCGGCGTTGATCGACGGTGTGTAGGGCAGGCGCGGGGGCAATGGCAGGGGTTTGGCCCCTTCGATCTCATGCAGCCAGCCGCCGTTATGGGCGATTTTGCCGCTCTGGACCCGCATACAGCAGATGTAGCGGTCCCCGACGCAACACCAGTCAGGTTTTTTGCAGATCGGGCAGGGAAATTCCTTTGTGACTCGTTTCCAGTTGGTCATTTTTCAGCCTTTGAAATAATTCCGCAAAAGCAACCGCGCCTTGCAACGCCACAACCCCATTTCCCGCGCAGCGAAGCTGATTGGAGCGGTTCTCGTCCACCACCAGGGCCAGCCCATCAACCAGCACACGAAAGCCGGGTTCAAGCTTTGGCCAGAGTTGAGGATTTTGGCTTCGGACAGTCCGTTCCCACAGGTCGGAGTCGGGTCCAGGGGCGAAAAAGTATGCACTTGCCGCGGCAGCAGGTCGTTTCTCTCGCGTTCCGTGCCGTCGGGGTTCACGCCGGTCTGGCTCATGCCCGGAGTGTCCTTCCAATCCCGGTTGGTCGGCGTTCGCCACATCCGGATCTGTCCGGTCAGGCTGTCCCCGCCCTTGATCCCCGGATGGTTCCCGCAACATTCCGAATCCTCCGCTCGCGGGCTCGCCCAAAGGGCCACCGCACTGGGTAAACTCACCCCCGTCGAAGATCGTTCTAGCTTGGCGTAATCTTCCCCGCTGGAATGGCTCTTGGGCGTAGGCCATAACAAAAACCCGTTCGCGCAAGTGGCTCGCGCCAGTGTCCGACGCAGAAACAAAGACTGGCTCAAGGAGCGTGTAACCCATTCGGCATAATTCGTCCCCGACAGGTCGAAAGAATCGCTCATCTGATCGAACCCAAGCTGGGACGTTTTCGAAGAACACCACGGCGGGTCTACACTCGCCAATAAGTCGCAGGGTTTGGGGGATGGGCCCGCCGCCGCTGCCCCAGGATCTTGCGTCGGTGTTGCCGTTCTGGTTTCCGACGAGGCTGTAGGGCTGGCAGGGCATCCCCGCACAGAGGATATCCACCAGTCCATGAAAAGCCCCGAGTTTGAGTCCTGCAATGTCGCCAAACCAAACAGGGTGCGGTTCCAGCGTTTGTTCTTCCATCCGGGCCAGGACAACGGCGTTAGCGTAGGTTTCCCATTCCGCACTACACAGAATTCGCAAGTCGGGCAGGACGAGCTTAACGGCTTCATCGAGCATCCCGACGCCGCGGCAAATGCTGATGAGAGTTGGTCGGGCAGAATCCACATAGTTCATCGTCACCACCCCTGTTTATACGCCAGAATGTCAATTAACGCGGAGGCTTCGGACCGCGACAGGTGCGACAGTTGGTTGGGTTGTTTGCCCAGCAGATCCGCGTTCTTGCGCAGTAACCGCGCCTGCTTGAAACTGCACTCGCCATGGTCCCAGCGCCGGAAGATTTCGTCCAGGATCTGCTTGGCCTCGTGATACGGCATCCCGTTGGGGTCGATGCCCTGCTTCATCATCACGGACCGCTGTTTCTCCGAGAGTTGACGCCCCGAATCCCAGCCACGGGTGCGCGACGGGCGAATGGCCAAAACATCAAACGGGCTTATGTTCTGGGCGTGATAGCGAACCTTGGCGACCAGTTTGGCTTTGCGGGCTTCCTCCTCGAAACGGCGCTTAGTGATTTCGGCCTGTATCTCCTCTGCTGTCTGGTCGAGAGCTTCATCCATCCGGACGGGCTTGCCTTCCTCACGCGCTTTGCGAACGGCCCGCTCGATGACATCCTCGGGGAACTTGCCGCCGAGAATGTCGGCGCTGGTGATGAGTTTGTGTTTGCCGGCGTTGCCGACAAAATCCACCACTAACGCGGTCGGTTTGGCGCTCCCGGCAATGGCCGCGCAGCGGTCCTCGGGGTTGGGCGGTCCGTCCACCAGGCCGTCCAATGGCCGCAAAATCCTGCCCACCTGTTGGGCGTAAAGGGCGCGGCTGCACGTCGGCCGGCCCATGAAACAGACCGCCACGTTGCGGTTGTCCCAGCCTTCGGTCAATATCCCGACATTGGCCAGCCCTTGAATTTCCTTGCGCTTGTAGCTGTCCAGCATTCGCTGGCGTTCCTCGCGCACGGTCGATTCGCAGACCCACTCGCACATCCCGGGCCGGTGACGGTTGAAGATGTTGCTCACCATTTCGGCGTGGGCGACCGATGCGGTGAAGAAAACGAACTGGCGGTCCCCAACCAGCTGGATGGCGGCACCCACCATGCCCTGACAGACCCGCTCGGCTTCCAATACCTTGGCCAGGTCGCCCCCGTTGAGGTCCCCCGCCGTAATCCGGACATTGGAAAAATCCAGGTCATTGATTTGAACAAACTGCTGTTCAACCGGGACCAGCCACCCGCCCTGTATGCCGTCCTGGATTTCGTAGTCGAACGCGACCGAGTCGAATATCTGGCCCAAAGCCTGTTCATCGGCGCGGTCGGGCGTGGCGGTGATGCCCAGCACTTTCAGGTTCGGGTTCTGCTTGTAATGCTCCAAGGGCTTGCGCCATCCGGGCGAGGTGTAATGGTGCGCCTCGTCCACGATGAGCAAATCGAAGTCGCTGGGGTTGAATTTGAGCATCCGGCCTTCGCCGTTGCGCCCGGAGATTTGGGTCTGGACGGTCGAAATGACCGTGGTCGCCCGTCCAAACAAACTTTCCTCGGCCTTATACCCCGCCATTTCAATGTCGCAGCGCACCGCCGCGTGTGCCTCGATGGTTTCCTTGGCCTGGAAAATCAAGGTGTCCCGGTGCGCCAGAAACATCGAACGGCGGGGATAAAACTTTTTGATGAGCGCGGCGGCAATCACGGTCTTGCCCATCCCGGTCGGTAAAACCACCAGCGTCGAGTTGACCTTTTCAAACTCGCGCAGAATCGCGGCTGTCGCGTCCTCCTGATAATTTCTCAGTTCCATGTGTGCTGACCAGATGATCGATCTGGTGATCCCTCATTTCCCGTATCTCCGTCGTGACGGCGTGTTCGTAGAAGAATTTGCCCACCCAGCCGGTGTGATTGCAGTTGGTGCATTGGACGGGGTTGCGCCCCTGACAATACGGGCACACGGCGTAAGGCATGGTGCTTTTCAGTTCGTAGATTACATTCTCCATGTTGTTCAGCCAGCCGTTGCTCAGGTGGGCGAAAAGCGGGTCACCGGTTTCCTTCGCTTGAGCAATGTACACCTTCACTTCGGCCAGTTTTTTCACCAGCCGCTGCGTGATGTGCCAGCGGTTGAAGGCCTCGGTGATTTCCTTTGGCAAAGGAAACCCCATCCGGTCGCTGACGCTGTTCTCAACGACCTCCACATCCACCGGGGCGGTGTCGTTCTCCACCGGCTTGGGTGGCGGCGGTGCGGCGGGCGCACTGGACGCCTGCCCGTTGTCCTCCGGAGCGGGCGGGGCGGCGGCTTCGCGGAATTGCTCCGTTTGCATCCGGGTCGCCGCATTGACGGTTTCGGGGACCAGGGCCACCCCGCCGTTATCGGTGATATCCTTCTGCTGCTCGCGGAAGCGGAACGCGGCGATCAGTTGATACGCCCGCTGCTTGCTGTAATCGACTTCAGCTAAAAGGAACTGCTGGAAGGACTCGTATTCGTCCTTGTAGAGCTTACTTTGCTGGATTTCGTACAAGGCCTCTGCGAACTCCCATACGGCTTGCGCCCTTGTTTTTACGATGTGCTTTAGTTCCTTGTACCTTTTGGCGTCCATTACGGACAGGAGAGTTTTTTTCGACATGGTCGGCTTTCTTGGTTATGAATTCATTCAGTTCACCCGCCAGGACACCTGACGTTGCCCGCAGATCCATGACGGCCTGTTGGAATTCGAATTTTAACTCGCTCAATTGCTCGTTCAAAGCCTGAATCTTGAGGACGCCCTTATCCACCATTTCCGCAAGGCTCGGAAGGCTGCTCAGACGAACGGACCGGATTTGCTTTTCGGTGAGTTGCTTCATGTGTCAATCACTCGGTCCTGCCCCCGCCGACAAGCACCCTGAACGCCGTGGTCGAGGAACAACGGCAAAGAGGCTTTTTTCGGAGGCAGGACGGAATGATTGAACCAGTTCACTTTTTGATTCGGACTTGTCGGTTTCCGAATGTGGCTACGTTCGCACAAACCGCTGACAAAATCAATCCGTATCGTTACGGATAGGCGAACACGCCTTTCTTGCGCAGTTCGATGTAGACCTGGGCCCGCGCCTCGGGGCTCATGGGGTCGCTCTGGACCCGCTCGTAGATCCAGCTGGCCCGCTGTTTCATCGGCACCTTGCGGGCTTCGGCGGCTACCGCGTCGGCGTAGTCGTTGGCTTCCTTGTGCGCCACGATGGCGGGCAGGTTCTCGATGGTGTCGGTCGAGAGCCCCGTCTTGGGCGTCCAGCGGGTCAGCTGGCGCTGGGCGATTTCGCTCACCGGCCGGCCCTGCATCAGGCCCAAAGTCGAATCCACCAGGGGATTGGCTTCCCGGGTCGCCGCCCACACGTTTTCGGCCACCTGACTGCGCAACGGGTCGAACTTGTCCGACGGCGGGGCGGGCTCGGCCTCGCGCACCATCGGGATGCCGGGGCGATAGCCGGTCGCGGCTTTCGTGGCAAACTGCACACCCGGGCCCGTGACCATCGAAAGCGCCGTGTTGCCCGCAGAACGCCATGCCGCGCCAAAGGCGTAGTTGGCCGGTAATCCCAGCCGTTCGGCTTCGATGGCGCTCTGGAGCCCCAACGCCGCCGGTCCCCGGGTCCAGCCGGTGATTTTGCCCAGGTCCAACTGTTTCAGGCGCCGGTTCTCGTCAATCCAGCCGATGGCGCCCAGTTTGGTGCCTTTGGGTCCGGTCGCTTTGCCGCTGACCAGATAATTAATCGCCGTCACCAGCACCGCAAAGCCGATGAATCCCGACGCGATATCGGCCCGGAGCGCGAGACTGGCCCAGAACGAGGTCCCTTTGGCCCCGGGCGCAAACACCATCCGGCGCATTCCCATGGTGGCGAAGGTCAGCATTGCCGTCGCAAAAGGCTGGACGTGCGTGTCGCGCAGCCAATGGACCCAGTAAGGTTGCAGCCCGTGCATGTAATTGCCGACCTGATTGACGAACTCGCGCCGGTCGGTTTCCGTGTTGGGCGTCCAACCGGCATTGGCCATGCCCTGGTAAACGGCGTTGGAAGTCAGGCGCACTCCGCGGTCCACCCAGTTCAAGGCCCCGCCGATAAGTCCGGTGTAGGGTTCCTTGGCCGCGCCGATTTCGGCCAGCGCCAGCATTTCCTCCCGGGTATCGGCAAACCCCTTGATGAACACCCGGGGCAATGTGTAGAGCAAATCCGGTCGGCCAATGGTTTTAATCAGCGTGTTGATGAGCGGATTGGAGGTCGGGCCCAGCCCTGTGAAAATTTCCATGAGCAAATTGCCGACATGGTTGCTGCCTTCAGCCAGACCCCGGGTGCTCATCTTGGTCAGGAACTTGCCCATTGGGGTGTAGACCGGGATCGGCGTGATGGTGCGCAGGCCTGTAATTCCCTCATACTCGCCCGCAATCGAGAGCGGAATGTGCAGCCAACGCCGCCCCGTTTTCACCCAGGGATTGAGTTTCAATTCGTAACCTTTGGTGGGTTCACCCATCAGTTCCAGGCCTTCGGCGCGTTCCTTGTTTTTAACCGCCGCCACGCCCGCGTCAATCATCTGCTTAATCATGGCATGTTGCGCGGCGACCGGATACTCGCGCTCAAATCCGTGTGCCATGATTTCGGTGTAGCTCATTTCATATTCTTTGCCCTGCCCTTCGGCCCGGATCCCAAACGGGTCGCGCCGGCGGAACGTCGCGCTTTGCTTGGTTAGCGGCGTCTTGCCGCGTCCCGCCGTTGTTTTGCTCTTGTCCTTGTCCTCCTGCACAACTTTCAGGTTCACCCGGGCGTCGGTGTGCAGCCCCCGGGTTTCCAGCGGCAGATTGGGGTCTTTGTCGGTGGCGGTCCGGAACATCGGGTCCTTGATGGCCGTCCACAGGTTGCGATGCCGGTCCAGTGCCGCCTTGGCCTCGGGTGTGGCCAGGAAATCCAGCCATTCTTTCTCGGTCTTGAACGGCGAACCTTTTTTGCCAAGGAAAGTAAATGTGTTTTTGACGTAGTTTTCCACGCGGTCGGCGTCCTCGTCCTCGTATTGCTCCAGTTGCGCGATCCGCTTTTCCAGGTCTTTGATGACTTGCTTGGCCAGGGGGTCCCCGGCGTTTGCCGCCGACTGCTGGTTCTGGATTTCCTCTTTGGCGATGTCGATCAAATCGAACCGGTTGCGGATGTCGTGCGCGAGTTCGACGTTGCGCTGTTTGATGTCCTGCAGGTTGTCCTCGGACAAGGCCGTGCCCAGCTTGAGGTCGAACTTCGGGTCTTTGATCCCGGCCATCACTTTGGCGGCGAATTCCAGCCCTTTCTGGCGGGCGACATTGCGGGCGGAATAATAACGCGCTGCCGCTTCCCCGCTTTCCCGGTCCATATCGGTCAGCTTGGGGGCTGCCTTGAGCGAAATATCACGCCACATTTCCCGCATCCAGGAAGCCGCGTCCTTGGCCGCCCCCGCCGATACATCCCAAAACTGTTTCAACTCGGCCATGGTCACATACGGCACCCCCGAAAGGAACCGCGTCTGGCTCCACACGGGTTCGGCCACCAAACCGCCGCTCATCGCCGCCGCGCGGTGTTCGCGGTCGCTGGGCCCGCCCGGGGCGATGGGCCCGCCCCCGCCCCCGCCCGGAGGCTGGCGCTTCTGCACCACCGGAGATTTCTGCAGGATCTTGTTCAGGGCTTCCACCCCCTGCGTTTCGTCGGTCGGGACGAAAAAGCGGGGCTCGTAATTGATGCGCTCGACAAAACCACCCAGAAAACGGGTGAACTCGTTCATCTGGTTGGCGGTCACGTTCCGGACCTCGATGCGGTTCTCGCCGGCCACGCGGCTGCGTTTGATGACCCAGCCATTGGCCAGTTCCACCGTGCCGTTATTGTCCAGCACCCTGGAAAACACGGAACTGCCGGTCGGCTGCTCGCCCCCGCCCGCCCCCAGGCGGTCCCGCACCGCTTCAATCTGCCGCTCCGGAATGTGGACGCCCAAGAGCGTTTCGCCGTCCTTGGTTTTCATCCGCCAGATGCGCGGTCGTTCCATGTTCATCCGGTCCCAGATAGGCAGCATGGCACCCACCAGATAAGTGTCCTTGTAGGTTTTTACCCGGGGCGCTTTGCTGACCGCCTCGTCCCACAGGGTCTTGGCCTGGTCCTCGGTCAAGCGACGGAAGTTGGGTTCCATGCCGTAATAGCGGTCCAAGGTGACCGAGTTGCGCGTCACGATGTCGTAGCCGGTCGGGAAAATACGGCGCCAGGTGTCCACTACCGTCCCGTTTTCCATCGTCCGGGCCGGCCCTTCCTTGAGCGCGAACACGCCCCCGCTCTTGATGTTCTGGACGTACTGGATCACTGATTTGTCCGGGGCGACTTTGTTGCGATTGTCCCACTCGTAGATTTTCACCGGCTGATCGTGCTCGATGTCCACTAGGCGCGTCTTGGCCGTGCTGTTGGGGTCGGAATAGACGACCTCATCCCGCACCTTGCGGATTTCCAGCGCCCGGAGGCTTTGGGTGCCCGGGTCGTAGCTGCCGTCGTTCTTGGCCACGTCGATGAGATCCCGCCGTTTGGTGTCGAACGCCTCAAACACGCGGTTTTGCTTGGCGGTTTCCAATACCATGATCCGGTTCAGGAACCGCTGGATGTCGGGGACCTTGTTCTGGTTCAACTGCCCGTTTTCGTTGAGCAATTCGTTGTATTCATCGACTTCGCCGCTGCGCGGATCCGGAATCTTATGCACGAATCCCATCGCCCTGCTGACTTCGGAGAAATTCAGGTCCGGATACTCGCCTCTTAGCAAATCGTTAAAGAACCGGTACACGGCGGCTTCGGCGTAGCTGTTTTCCAGATCGTCATCCTCGCTGAACAACTGCCGCCCCGTCGCCTTGCGCTCGCCCCCGGTCAACGCCCCCATTTCGGACAGCCGCCGCATGATGGTTGAGATAAACCGGCGGTGGCCCGCCATGTTCGTGCTGGCCAAAAACTGGTGCGGGGGCTGTTTTTGTTCGGTGCGGTTGCCGCGCCCCAAACCCTGGATGCACTGATTGGCCCGCCAGCCCGCCTGAAAGAGAATATGGTCGCGCTGCTGCTGGTTCTTGAACTTGAGCGCGGCGTGGAAATCCATGCCCGTGCCGCCTTTGTCGGAAAAGATAAGGATCCGGCGCTTGCCATCGTTGAATTCGCCGTATTCAACTTCCCGGGTCGCATCGCTCCGGTTTTCTTTGACTTTCCTCCGGGTGCCGTCGGGCTGCAGTTTGTTGGACACCCGTTTATTGCGCCCCGTGATTTCCGCGATGTTTTCCTCCCCGAAAGCGTCCATGATGGTTTCAATCGGGTTTTGAGGCGCTTTCATCAGTGAAATCCGATCCATCAACTCCTGCTTTCGCCGCACGGCGTCGGGATCTTCCACTGGATTGCCTTCCGCGTCACTCACCGGTTCCCAGGATGTGTTGCCGTCCTCGTCCTGGACTTCATGGTACATCTGCGTCGGGAAATGCTGGTCGATAAATTCCAGCAAAATGTCTTTGGGGCTCAGGTCCAAATCTTCCAGCCAGTTCGTATCTTCCGGGTCAGCTTCAGCCCCGCGCTTGGCCAGTTCCCGGGTCAGAGTCGCTTCGTTGGTGTTGGTCAGTTGGATCAGGATGGAATGGCCGTCAGCCAGACTCTTGCGCATCATGGCGATCACGGTCGGGGTTTGAGAGGCGCACAAAAGCTGACTGAAAAACCGTTGCTGGGAGTTCCAGTAAGCCGAATTGTTCTGGCCCCGGGCCCGACCGTCGTTGGCTTGGCCGGTTTCAGCCATGGTTTGCGTCCGATGCTCGTTGACCAGTTGCCATGCCCGGGCCAGTTCGTCGTACATCCGGACCTGTTCGGGCGTCATGGTGTGTTCCAGCTTCTGGGTCACGATGCCTTCCATGGACAACGCCCGCGCCAGGTACTTGCCGGTCGCCTTCAAATCGCGGGCGACAATTTCCATCGCGGAAAGTCCGCTGTTCTGGATGGCGTTGAAGAACGCCTGTTTGGTCGGGAAAGGCGTTCCGTCGCCCCAGATGCCCAGCCGGTCGGCGTAGGCCAGGTTCTGGACCTCGGTCGCTCCGGTGGCTGACATATAAACCACCCGCGCCTTTGGGAATAACCGCTGCAAATCCACCATCATCCGGCCCAGCAAACTGGCCTTGGTGGTGCCGCGTGCACCTTTCATGTCCATGGCGTTGCCCGCCAGATGCGCCTCGTCCAGCACAATCGGACCGTCGAAGTCTGGCCCGAAATATTTGTAGAGCAAATGCATCCGGCTGGGCTTGGTCGCGTCCCTAGGCGGGAGCAATTTGCGCGGGGCGTCCGGGTGTTGCGGGTCGGGCGGTTCCAGCCCGTTGTAATTCATCGTCATGCTTTTGTAGGTGCAAAACGCGATGCCGTCCTTGCGGCCTTCAACCGCTTTGCCGAGATTCTCGCGCATGTCGAACAGGTTGTCCTGGCCCAAACCGATGTCGTTGAAATCCCGAATGGCGGCTTTGTAAAGTTCCTTTTTGGCGCTTAACCAGATGCCCTTGCGCCGGCTTTTGAACCAGTTGTCCACGAAAATGCCCGCGCCGGTTCGGCCTTTGCCCACGCCGGTTCCGTCCCCGATGAAGTAGCCCATCCGGTCGCCGTTGGGCAGCATCTTCTCGGTCGCCTGACCCGCGTAAATGACTTGTTCCATCTGTTCGTCGGACAGATTTTTCAGGTTTTCTTTCGGGATGGACGGCTTGTAGGTCGGGTCCACGGGCTCGACCGCCGCCATGGCGGAAGGCTCCACTAGTTGGGCGGGATGTTTCGACGTGCCTTCGACGTGGACCTTGGCGGGTTTGTAAGCGGAGAAAACACCCGTTTCCTCAATGGTGCGCTTTTCGGTCGGGGCGGTGATCTCGACCGTCGGCGCTGGCGGCACCGGGGGTGTTACGGCGGGGGCTGGTTCTGCCCCCGGAGCACCAGGTACAGTTCCTGGGACAGTTGGCCCAGCGGCTGGTGGAGGACCTCCTGGGGGGACAGGTCCTCCTGGAGGAACTCCAGGGCTGACTGCTGGAGCACCAGGCTGCGGAGGTAATCCTGGAACAGATCCCGGCGGTCGTCCGCCTCCCGGGCTGATTGCCCCCCCTCCTCCTCCAGGCCCAGCAGGCCCAGCTGCAGGAGGTACAGGTGGTCCGGGCGGTTGGGGAGGTGCTCCCGGCGTAATCGTTGGAGGGCCGCCTGGTTGAGCGGGTCGAGGTTTAATTGCTGGACGGTCATTGCGAATGCCTTCCAGCAGCGGTATCAAATCCTCGACCGTTGATACGCTGCCCGTTACAGTACCACCTTCGGGAGTCGGTCCGGTTTTGTCAATGATTATTATCTGGTTTCCGAAGGACGTTCCGTACTTGCGATATTCAGCCCCGCTGATCCCGATGTTGGCCCGGACATTGTACTCTTTCCGGATTTTTTTCCACCAGTCCATGAACGCGGGCCGGTCGTGCGCCATGCCTTCCCCGACAATCCCCACCAGCCGACCGCCATCGACCAGAAGCCGCAATTGCTGTTCGATGTGCGTGGCGCCGATCATGGTCGATTTGTGGCCGCTGACCGCCGCGTTTGAGAACGGCGGGTTGGTGAGCACCAGGGTCGGTCGCCGGATCTCGCCGTTGTTGATGTGGCGCGTCAGGTAAGGATGCAGCATTTCGGCGTTGTAACCGAAAAGTTTGTCCTCCTTGCCCCAGAGCGGCAATTGCGAGAGGATAGCCCGCCGGCGCGGGGACAGTTCGTTGCCGATGATCGAATCCACGCTGGCCGCACCCGCAAAAGCCAATAGCCCGCCGATCCCGGCGCTGCCTTCCAATACCACATCCGTGATCGCCGGTTTGGCAGCCCAAGCGACCATGAAAGCGTGGGTGGGGGGCGTTGAGAACTGCTGCAACTTGTCGGTTTCGGGTGTGCGCGTGGTTTGGGTCGGCACTTTGGACAGCATTTCCTTCAGGTTGCCGATGATGACGTGCGCCTGCTCTGCGGTGGCCGTTTCCGGGTCGTAATCGTCCGGGTCATCCAGAATCAGCATGTTGATCGCCAGTTCGATGGTGTCCGACAGATCCTTGGAACTGAATTTGCCCTGTGCCAGGGTGCCGCCGTGCGTTTGGGCCATGATATCGTGCGCCTGCTCCTTGGTGAGCGTCTGCCCGGAACGGATGATGGGCATGATCTGCTTGGCCGCGGCGAGCACCGGATTGACGGCGATGTTGTTGTCGTCGTCCAACTGCTGGCTTAAAGGCGCGGGCTCGGGACCCGGTTGCGGGACGGGCGCGGGCGCCCCAATCGGCGTGGTCGGCGTGGTCGGCGGCAGAGCGGGCGGAGCGGCGGGCGGTGCGGCGGGGGGTGTTCCCGATGTGACGGGTTCCGTTTTCTTGTCCTCGTCAAAGGCCGCTTCATTCACGCCTCTGAAATAATCAAATATATGAGCGACGGCGCGGTTTTGATCCAAATCTCCAATGGGAATGTGCAGCACATTGCCATAACTGGAGTGCCATGCGTTTCCGGCCTCGATCTCGGCTTCTTTCAGCGATTCACGGTAAGGATAAAAGGTGAGTTTTTCGCCGTCTGATGTGACTCCGACCTCCCCGAAATAGTTGTCGAGGTACTCGAGTGTGCCTTTTTTAACGTGGTCGTAAATCTCGTTGTACAGTTCGGCCACGTCATGGATGGCCAGGGTTTCCGGAGTGTCGATGCGCAAAGAGATCCCGCCGGCGTGGAACGCCAGAGCGTGATCAATGGCGCTGATGGGGAAATCTGCCGCGTGTTTTTCCATCAAAGCTTTCCACGGGCCCTGCCAGAAAGTGTCCGGAAGGTTGGGGTTGGCTTTGCGGGCTGAATCGGTGACGATCTGGATATACTTCGCCCTGCGCTCATCCTCGGATATCGGAGCGGTGGGCGGCGTGACGGGCGGCGGTTCTCCTGGTGTGCCTGCCGCTTCTTCCTTGGCGGCTTTATCCAATCCCTGCGCCAACTCCGGTGACACGGTTTTGCCGCTTTGCTTATGAATCCAACTGCCGTCGGGCTGGCGTTCGTAGTCCTTCAGATCCTCGGGCGCGACAGTTGGAAGTTCGGCGGGCTTGGCTTTCGGGTCTGGAATTGGCACTTCAGGCAGACCCAGTTGCCGCCGCACTTCGTTCTCTCTCCTGAGTCGGTCTTGGTGCTCGGCAATTTCCGACTCGGTCATGTCCTGCCTTTGGATTTCGATTTCCGTATCGCTTAGGACACTAACGACAACTTTCTTTGTGTATTCCGGGTTGAGCGTTCCTGAAGTTTTATCCTCTCCCGTGATGACCTTTTCAGGCATTCCGTCGTCGTACTTATCTCCGACCTTATGGCCCCACTTGGTTTCTGTAACCTTCGGTTTTTTCTCGGGCTTTTCCGGCGGTGCCGCTGCCGGTGGCGCGGGTGTCGGCGGTCCGATGGGTGCCGTCGGCGCGACCAGGGGCGGCGTTACTTGCGGGGCTTGCGGCGGAACATTCGCTTGGGGCCCTTGACCCGGACCGCCCCCGAGTGCAGTTCCTGCTTGAGTTTGCGGCGTTGGGACTCCGACAGCGGGCTGCCCGACGACAGGAGGTATCGGACCTGGCGGTGTGACTTTTCCTTGGGCACTTGGCGCTCCTTTCACAGTTGGCGGCCCGAGTAATGCCGCTGCCGGTGTCGGGGTCGCTTCGACATCGGTAACGTCCAGAGGCGGTCCGCCCGGGGCGCCCGGAGGGATCCCGCCCGGGCCCAGTTGCGGCGGGCCCATGACTTGCGGTCCTGCCGGGGTCCGACGCACAAACGGCTGTTGGGTCGGAGCCAGCCCGTGCAGGCCGGTGGCGGTGATTAAATAAGTGTCCACCCCGGCATTGACCGCTAATCTGGAAATCTTGGTGTAATCGCGCTGGTCCTCGGGCTTGCCCAGTTCATCGCCCATCTGGGTGAACAGTTCCGGGTAATGGCTGGCCATGTGGGTGGCGAACCCAAGCGCGATGGCCCGCTGTATCACTTTGGGGAAAGCGCCGATGCCCAAAGTCGCAATACCGACCGGGGACAGGAAGAAGGATGAGGTATCGCCCAGGGCCTGCGCCCCGCCCACCGCTGTTGCGGCGGCTTTGGATTCTTTGAGGCGCTTGGCGACTTCCTCCTCCGAAAGCTTGGGCATTATCTGGCGGTAATCGACGCCCATCGGACCGAATTGGCGCGCGGCTTCCACGATCTCGCCCGGGGTGCCGGTCAGGTTGAACGGGTGGAACATGAACCGTTTCCAGGCGGCTTCGGACTGGGCCTGAACCCAATCTTCCGTCGTCATCGGCGGGGGCTTGCCTTTTTCCAGCCACTCGGGCGTTTCGAACGCCGGCAAATCCATGTGCGGCGGGGTGCTCGGTTCCTTGGGTGCGACCGGCGGCTTGGGCGGTTCGGCAGCTTCGAAATCCGACCAGTTCACCGCCGGTACATTGGTCGGCGCGGCCGGCGCAGCAGGCGGCGGGGCGGCTTCGAAATCTGACCAGTCTACAGCGGGCATATTATTGCGCAGGCGGGTTGCCTTCTATCGGGACGGGCACACCGTTCCGCACCTGGAACCATTTCCCGGTCTTTTTGTTCCTGACATATTGCCCTTCCTTGAACGGGGAAGCGGCTTGCGCGGCGGCGTTGCTGGCCGCAACGGCTGAAGTCGCCGCCTGCAGGGAAGCGGCGGCATTGGTCGCAGTGTCGGGAGTCAAAGGACGGCGGCTGATGCCTTTCTTGGCCACGCGCAGTTCACCGGTAGGACCCAATGTTGTCGGGACGTTGGTCAGGGCGGCGGCGGCGGTCAAGGGCGCGTTTGTGACAGGGGCCGGTGGCGGTGTCACAGGCGCGGCCTGGACATTGGTCGCCGTCATCGGAGCTCCGGAAGCCGGGATGGCGGGCGCGTTGGTCGCCGGATACAACGGTTCGGCGGCACCTTCCTCATGCGGAGGCGAAACTGCCGCTGCCCCGGGCGGGACGGGCGGCGTCGGCGGGGCTTGCGGGGGCGGCGGAGTCGGCGGGGCCGCTCCGCGGCCAAACCAGGTGCTCGGGCTTAACAGGCTGAATCCGGTCGGAGTCGGACCGGCGCTGCTGGGCTGCTGCCCTTCCTTGATGCGGCGGGCGATCTCGGGGTCGTCGGCGGTGCCTTCGACATAAGCGCCAAACGGTTTGCTCGGGTCCATCGGGAAACGGTACTTGGCCGTTTTTGCCGGTTTAACATCCGGCTGTCGCAGCACCTTAACCGTTTCACCGTCGTCCCCGACCTTGAGCACCTCGCCGTTCGGACCGAAATGGATGTTGCGCTTGCGCAGTTCGGCGGCGGCGGTTTCCTGCGCGAGTTTATCCTGCCGGTACTTCCACAGGTCGGCCATGCGCTGTTCCTGGTTACCTAACAGGCCTTCGCGGTATCTGGCCAGGTCTTGAGACTGCTGCTCCCGGTGCTGCAACGCCTGAGCCCGATAATCCATCAGGTTTTGCTGCTGCTGGGCCCGGAGCGCCTGACCGGCCTGGGCCAGCTGCATCTTGGCCGTGAATTCATGCTCTTTCAAACGCTGTTCCATGGCCATCTGGTCGTAGGCGTGTTGCAATCGCTCGGACGCTTCAGAGGCCTGAATATCCTGCCCGCGCAAAGTGGCGCCCAACTGTGCCCCCGCTTCCATGGTGCGGGTGTAATCGGGCGGAATTATCCAAGGTGCTATCGGTGCCAATGCCATAAGTTATATTCCTACATCTTCAGCCCAGGCGTCCAGGGAGGCGTCACTGCCGTAAAGCTGCTGTCCCAAACCAACGTCGGCTGCCGCTCTGCGCGACGGGTCAATACCCATGATGTCGCCAAAGTTGTAAGCGGATCCGGTTCCCCCGATGCCCGTCGGGGTTCTCGGATCGACGTAAGGCGTCACGCCTGAATACTCGACGCCCCGGTAAGGAGTGGGTTCGGTCGGCGGGGCGAAAGGCAGACCCGCCACTTGCGGTCCCATGCTTCCGGACGGTGTATTGAGCCAAGCCAAAAGCTGATCGTCGGAGGCGGTGTCCAGATCGGGCATGTTCGGGTCGTAACCGCCAAATGATCCTGTGTAGGCCTGTCCGGTGCCGGTCCCCGGTCCTCCCGCTTGCAGGTTCCCATACCAAGGCGTAGCCGCCGGTCCGGTCGGCATCCCGCCGGTCAGAGTGTCGGTGGCAAATGATCGGCCAACCGGCGTTGGTGCATTCGGGTCGTAGAACCTCCCGGTGGTGGGTCCGCTCGGCTGGGCTGGGCCCGACGGACCAAACCCGCCCGTACCGCCCCACATGCTGGGCGCTCCGCGCACCCTGCCCAGATATTTGTCGAACAGACTTTGGGCGTAACTCGCCGCCGCTTGCGGGTTGGGCGCGGCCAAGTTGAGCGCGTTATGCGCGGCCAGTTCGGCTTGCAACGTGGGTGAAACGGTCTGGGTCTGTGAAATCGTCGGGATGAGGCGCGAATAATTTTCCATGGCCTTTTGCGCCTGGTTTTCCGCAAAGCCAGCGATGTTGCCGTAGAGATTGTGCCAATTCAAACTGCCCGGGAGGTCCAGTCCCGGCATCCCGCTGGCCCAGCCCCAGGCCGCCGACCCGCTGCGCAGGGCGTTCAGGCTGGCGGGCGACACCTGTCCCGCCAAGCCTGCCTGGAGGTTCTGGCTCATGGCGGCGTTGATGCCGGAAAGATTGGGGAATTGCGCGCCCAAATCCTGCGCCGGTTGCGGGGTGGGGATGAGGCCGGGGACTTGCCCAAATGCCCCGCTGCCCGAGAGCGGGGTCGGTGCCAAAACATTGTATGCCATAACTAAAATGCCTGGTTAGTCCAGACTTGCGGTCCAAACGTGTTGTTGCTTGCGGCAAATTGATCTTCCGGGTTGTGATTTTCCAACTGGCGGTTGAGCGTGTTGACGGCGTCGGCTTCGAAAGCCTTGGCCCCTTCAAAATCGCCCGCATCCTCGCGGATGATGGACAGAACCATTTTCTTGAGCGCACTCAGGTCGTCAATGAGCACCAGGTCGGTGTCGTTGACCGCCTCGATGTAGCGCAGTTTCACCAGCGCCATGACGCCTTGGGCCGTTCCGCAACAGTTGGGCTGGACGCTGCCGGTGGACAAGTAAGGCCAGGGCGCGGTGAGCTTGTAACGGGCAAACTCCGGGTTGGTGTCGTTGGGCTCGTACTGCCCGACCGGTTCCAGAAGGTTCGTCGTCGCGTTGTAGGCGTAAACATCCACAATGTCCTGCGTGGCATCCCGAATGATGCGGTCGATGTGCCGCACATAAGTCGCGGTGCTGCCAAACGGATTGGCCAATGTGATGATGACGCCTGGACTGACGGTGCCGTCGGGGTTGTAGGTGGACAATGGCTGGCCGTTGTTGTCGGTGCCGAAAATGGTCAGGGTCTTGCCCAGGTCGGCGTTGGCCCGGGCGTAGGCGCGAACCAACCGACCGTCGCCCATCACATCCTGAAACACGGGACTGGTGCCTGCCTGCGAAAATCCGACTCCGCTTTCCTGCCAGCCCTGGTAACCGCAATTGTGCTGGTAAGCGGGCATGAACTGGTAATACAGGTTGTGGACCGGCAGGGCCTGGTGGCACAGGTTCACCTTGCGGATTTCCAAGACGTAACGCGGCGGGACAAAGCAGCCCTGGTAGACGCACAGGTAGACCGGCACCTCGGTATTGAACCACGCGCCCCGCTTCATCAGTCGCTGGACCGATTCGTTGACGAGGTCCGCGAAATCCTGAGTGGTGGGGCACTTGCCGGCGATGCGTTTCAACGCCCCGTTGTTCCTGCATTGGCCTAGAGTAAGCATAAATCAAGTTACAAAAGATCCGCTGATGTCGATGCTGCACACCGAATTGTTCGCGGCGTAACAGGTCGCGGCAAATTTTAAGGACGTTGTGCCGGCCGGGATGGTGAACGGGTAGTTTCCGGTGGTGAGACTGCCCGACAAGCCCAAAATGGTGGTACTGCCTCCGGGTCCGGTGGCGGCCAGCGAAACATTCCCGCCGGCGGCGGTGATGTATCCGGTTTTGGCAGTCGTCAGTTGCAGATTACAGGACAGGTCGATGCCTTTGCTGTCGTAAGGCAGGACCGGACCGTTGTATCCGAAATCCACCGCATAATCCGCTTCCGCCATGGCGACCCCGTCGCTGCTGGCGAAAATGTGGAAGTTCGGTCCGCTGGCTGAATGACCGCCGGTCGAATGCGGTGGGTCGCCGGGGGTGCCAAACCAGTTGGTCAGGTTCCAGGTCGGACCGGCAAACGCCGTTGTGCAAGCGGGGCAAGTGGACCCGCCTTCCCCAAATGTGCCGTTGATCGTGATGGACCCCGTCGCCCCGTTCATATCTGTCGGCGGGTTAGGGTAACGACAACCGGTTGCGCCAATCTCAAAACCAAGTCTCGCAGTGTCGCCGGGAATGGAAAAACAATACGTGGTGGTTCCGGGCGTGTAACCCGTGACTGGGATGAGTTCGGTGTTAACCCCGCTGCCATTCTTGGCCCATAAATGCATGGTGCCGCCGAAACTTCCGGACGTGGACACCACCAGTTTCAACGAACAAATCTGCGCCTGACCCGGAACCGGTGGTGTGTAGGGTATTTCACTACCTGACCCGCTGAAATCCAAGGTGACTGATTTACCCCAGGCGGGTAAGCCGGTGCAAATAGCACTCATCGTGAAGCTGGCCCCGCCGCCCGACCCGCTGGCGGACGTGTAGGGTGCGCCGATGGGGTCGTAGTAGGACACGGCGTAGGTCGCCGCACCAAAAGCCCCGCCACAGGGGTTGGAGGACGGGCAGGATTTGGCCGCATCAGCCTGACGCTGCGCCTCGGCTTTCGCCAAGTCGTTCATCTGCTTCTTGGTCTGGTCAACTGTGGATTGCGGCGGTTCGACAAACGGAGGATGAGCCAGCGTGGTACCGTAGGCCCCGGCCTTGACGCATTTATGCGCCCCCACACTGCCATCCGGGCAAAGCGCGTCGGCGCATTGTTCGTCGTTCCAGACATCGGTTTGGGTGCCGCGCGGCAGGGTGTTAAACACCCCCTGATTGACGACCGTGTCGCACTGGGCCTGCTGCCACGCCCATTCGGCCATCATCTGGTAGGCAAGGTTCTGGAGGTAGGCCAGCGATGTGCCGGCGGGGTAGGTGCGCCGGATCGGGCCCTGGCACCCTTGAATAACGATGGTGCAGCTTCTTCCGGAACAGGGCGTGATGACGACACTCGGGATCCGGTTCTGGTTGATGGTTTGATTGGCGCAATGATAGCCCGGGGGGCAGTTTACCGGGATGCTGAAGCCCTGGACCGGCGCGATGGTCAGGACGCTGGCGTAATCGTTCACCACCGGCACATCAAACACGCAGCATGATCGGCAGCTACTCATGTTGTGCAAATCGGGTCGCAGGACATCGGCGCGAACGTCGGAGCGGGGATGACCTTGGATTCGAACCGCGCCCCCATAAACCGGCAATGGCCCGTCATTACGATCTTAACCTGAAACCGGTAGCCCTGGCGCAAGGGCCGGTTGTTGCAGTTGTCGCACGGGTCGGCGCTGGGCTGGCCCAAGCCCATGCGCGGCTTGTATCCGGGCTGGTAATTGGCGGTCCCGGGAATGCCGGTCGGTTGCTTGGCGCATTCCTGCCAGGAGAACCACGGCACCCACGCTGGCCACTGGTCGGGCTTGTAAGACACTTCGAAATTGACCACGCCCTGCAGATCGTCCACGAAGATTTCGCCGTTGAACAGTTCCTTGAATTTGCGCTGGCGCTTGTCCTCGTCATGGAACAGGACTGCCGATTCGAAACTCATCGAGATCGGCGTTGCGGCGTCGTCGTAGATGGAATCGTAATCATAACGGATTTCGTGCAGTTCGATTTTCGACAAATCATTGGACAGCGCGAAAACGTAGGCGCGTTCGCCCAGGTTGAATGTGCCCGTGAGCAACTGCAGCACGTTCAGGTTGAGCCACAGCCCGTCCCACACGGGCGGTTGCTGCTGTTTCAATGTGCTGGCCGGGGAAAAATCCAGCACGATCATGCCCTGGTGATAGACCCCGTTGGCCACCGACACCGGACCCACCGTGAACAGGCCGCGGTTGTTGAACACGATGCCGCTGCCGAAGATGAGGAGGTTTTGCTGGTCGCTGGGCACAATCCGCTCAAGTTCGTTGCTGATGGTGGTGTTGCCCCAGCCGGCGAAATCGTTCCGGGTGAGTTTCAGCGAGCGGATCCCTTCAATGGACCGCATGAGAATATCCGAGTTGGCTGAAATGGTGTTGTTCTGGCCAAGCCCCGCGTTGGTGAGCATCGCTATCGTGAGGATGGGGTTGGTCACCGTGGACCAGGTCGTCCGGTCCACGGGCGTCTGGCAGGAGTAAGCCGCTTTGGGCGTCACTACCAAGACCGGCCCTTGGCCCAGTGAAGCGTCCAGGGTCGGCAGACCGATAATGGCGCGGATCTGGCCTGTCACGCTGGACACTGAGAAATTGCCGCCGCCCGCCAGATAAGAATTCTCGGTGATGTAAAGGCAGGCGTCCCGGTAATTGTAGGTCGCGGTGCCGCTGGACCCGCCTGCTTGGTCGGACGCGATGAATTGGCGACCGTCGGTGAGCGACATCCAGTTGCGGCCCATGATATAGGCGCCCATCCGGCCCGGGGGCAATTGCCGGTGTCCATGCTGCCAGGTGACCGTCGTGCCGTTGTAAATGTAGGAAAGGGGCGGACCGGCACTGACGTTGATCATCGTCACATAGGTCGAGGTGCCGTCGATGTTGGAAATCCGGAACGAACCGTAACCGGGGAAAGTCAGGATATCCCCGACGACCATGTTCGATTGATCGGCAAAATTCAAATTAAGGCTTTGCTGACCTATCGAAGGGATCTGCATTGCGGTCGCGCCGCCGTAGCTGATGGCGAGTTTGGTGCTGTACTGAAGCGGTGTTCCGATGTAATCGCTTCTGACCGTTGTCCCGCCGTTGACATCGTAAAAGACTGGTCCACTGACCCCGTCGTTCCAGATGACGAAATTCTCAGCCTGCCAGAGCCAGCAGATGGGCGCCGTGGCGCTTTGCGCGTTGGCGCCCGTCGCGTCCACGACCGCGCCGTTGCCGGCGTTGTCGGGCGTGATGACGTAGAGTTTGCCGCTGATCGACACGCACAGAACCTCCTGCACGTTGGGGTTGTCGGGTCGGGCGTAGCAGGCCCCTTGAAACAGACCGGTCTGGAACGCCGATTGAATCCCAGGATCGGAAAAAGTCAGGTTGATGTTGCGGAACGGCGGTCGGTTGGTGAAGAAATCGCCTCGCACCGTGCCGTTGGTGGCAAACGACATGGTGTTGGGCTGCAGAAGAAACGGGTTGGTCCCGCTGTCCATCCCGTTTTCGAATGAAAGCAGGTAATCTTCAAGGCGTGGAGGCCCGTTGTCCTGTACTTGACCAGCCATTAGCTAAGGTCCAAACCGAAAATGTAAATGTCAGTCGAACCGGGCGCACCCTGGCCCGAAGTGAGCGAGAAATAAAGTTGCGTGAATGACAGGGCGTCGGTGGTCGGACCGCCAGCGGTTGCGTCCAAGGTCGCACTCTTGAATTTGGGCGCGCTGGTCAGGCCGGTGTAGGAAGTAACGGCGGGAATGATGACGGTCCCGGTCTTGCCAGCGCCCGAGTAGATGCCGCCTGCCGCCGTTGTCATGCTCATGCTGGCGTTGGTGAAGATGACATCACTAATAATGTACTTGGCCGCTGCCATCGCCGTGAACGGCTGATCGGCGGTGGTGTTCATGTTGGCATTGAGCAATGAACAGAGCAGGCGCCGTCGGGCGGTCAGCGCCCGGGCCGCTGCCGCTGCCTGCGTCTGGCCGGTGCCGCCGTTGGCGATGGCGACCGGACTGGCAAAACCCTGGCTGGCGGGGCTGACCAAGGCGCCGCCGCTGCCGGTCCCGCTGCCAATGGGCGTGTTGACGGCGACATCGCCCGGGTAACCCAGGAATTTCAGGGTCAGGCTGCTGAAACTGGGGATGCTAGTGATCTGGAAGGTCGCCGGCCCGGGATTGGTGATCGCCGCGCCGATGCCTTGCCCGATAATCACGACCTCCCCCACCACCGCCCAACTGCTGTTGGTCACGGCGACGGTGACGGAACTTCCGACGGACGCCGGGACGTTGAAATCTGCCGTGGTATAGCCGAAGGCGCTGACGCCGTTCAGGCCGGTTGCGCCCGGGGCGCCTTGAATGCCGGGGATGTTGACGACCTGAGTGGTCGAGCAGCACGGGACACAGGGGATTGAAGCACTCATACGATATGCAGTATAGTCAGTTCGTCTTAATACTACGCCTGCCGTGCCAGCAAGTAAAAAGCAGCGGTACGGGTTTGAGTGGGACGATTCCTACGATGACCTGGCCATCGAACTGGAAATGATCACCCGGGGCGGGGGCGACCTGGGCCTCTTTGAACATTTCATGCGGGCCCGGACCCTGGCTTGGCCCGACCGTTACCGCCATCGCTGGACGGAACTGATTTACAACGAAATCATTTCCAACATCGTCACCATTCTGATGGGACCCGGGTCCTCGCAAAAGACCAGCCACGCCTCCGAGTACATCCTGCTGGATTACTGGGCGCATTCGCAAAACACGCTGGCCCTGGTCAGCACCACCACGGTGGACAAGCTGGAACTGGCGGTCTTTGGCGAAATCAAGATGCTGTTCAATTCGGCGCGGCACCGCTGGCCCTGGCTCGCGGGCAACCCGATTGAGAGTAAAAAGGCCATTTCCACCGATGCGTTTGATTACGCCGACGCCCGCGATATCCGCAAGGGGATCATCGGTCGGGCCTGTTACGTCGGAAAGCAATACGTCGGACTGGGCGTGTTCGCCGGGATCAAGCAGCAGCGGATCCGGTTCCTGGCCGATGAACTGCAGTTCATGGCGCCGACCTTTCTGGATTGCCTGCCCAACATGTTCCAGTCGGCTGGCCTGGACCGGAACGGCGAACCCGACGTGAAAGTCATCGGGTCGGGCAATCCCAAGCATGACCAGCACGATCAACTGGCCATCGCCGCAGAACCGGCGACCGGCTGGGACTCAAAATCCGATGTGAAGAAAACTGAGTGCTGGGACACCAAGTTCCACCGCGGGCGGTGCGTGAATTTGATCGGGCTGGACTCGCCCAACTTCGACGTTGCGGAAGGGGTTAAGCCGCCCTATCCGCGCCTGCTCTCCCGGCCCACGGTAAAACTGGTATCGTCCCGCTGGGGCACAAATAGTCTCCAGTTCTATTCGCAGTGCGTGGGTGCCATGAAGATCGGGATGATCGGCAATCGCGTCCTGACCGATCTCATCTGCCAGAACCATCGCGCCTACGACAAAGCCGTTTGGGCCAGCGACCTCCTCACCAAGGTTGGTTTTCTGGATCCCGCCTGGGGCGGTCAGGACCGCTGCGTGTGGGGCTGGCTGGAATTCGGACCGCTCTTGGAAGGCATCGACGCCATCCGGTTCGGCGGGTGGGAGGAAGTGCCGATTGACCCCGACCTCCAGGAACGCGGCCAGAAAGTGGACCCCGACACGCAGATTGCCAGGTTCTGCCGCGACAAGGCGACCGGTCTTTCGATTTCTCCGGACAACATTTTTTATGGGTCTACCGGCAGGGGCACCACAGGGGCAGCCTTCGCACGAGTATTTGGGTCCTCGGTCCCCGTACCGTTGGCCGAAGGTGACCGGCCTACTGGTAGACCCGTTCGCCATGACTTCTATGTTCTGCAGGAGGACGGCAACAAACGCCTGAAACGCTGCGACGAGGAGTATGGCCGGTTCAACGCCGAAATGTGGTTCAGCGTCCGCAACGTGGTTGAGTGCGAACAGATGCGGGAACTGGACAAGGCGGTCGTGCGCGAATTCGAACTGCGCGAGTACGTTTCCAGCAAGAACGGTCGCATCGAACTGGAAAGCAAGGACGACACGCGGGAGCGGATGGGTGAATCGCCCGACTTGGCCGACGCGCTCTCTTTTGGCGTCGAAGGGGCCCGCCAGCGCGGTTTCATCATCAAACGGGCCGGCTGGCAGATGATTGAATCCGAATCCGGAACGGAGGATTCTATCGACAAAGACTCGGCGGAATACGAGCAGGCGATCCAGGACTGCTTAATTCATCATGGGCAATGAAATACCGATTACGTTCCTACGAACTGACGCCTCCGGGCGGGTATCCATACGCGCAGACCGAAGGCATCCCGCGCCAGTTCCCCAGCCAGCCGCTCATCGAGGCGCAGGCGCAAATGGTGGCCTCGTTCCGTCGCGCCAACAAACTGCCGCGGGCGACCGCCTTGGAAGCCCTGCAGGATATCGACTGTTACACCTGTCAGCGCCTGGGCAACATGCCCGGGTTTTGCGTTGCCACCGATCAACCCACACCCGTGGTGGCCTTGAACCAGACCAGCCCCATCGTCGCCCCGGGGTGCGGCGGTTGCGGAGCTCCGCTATGATGGACACGGCACAACTCCTGGCCGACTGGCTGGGCGAAGGCGGCGAGGTCGTGGACTGCAAGCTTTCCACCTATCGCGCCCTGCATTGTGTCGCCGGTCACGCCGGGGATACCTGTCCGTTCAACGTCGAGCCCAACTGGTGGGACAAAGTCAAGAACACAATAGCCGAAACCATCCGGGGCCAGTTGGCCGTTAAAAACGAGAAGGCCGTCGCCACGCGGTTCGACCCGTCCCTGCACATGTGCAAGATTTGCGGGTGCTGCCTGCCGCTCAAGGTTCACGTTCCAATCAAACACATCGCCGCGCACACCCCGCCCCAGGTAGAGGAGAAATTTCCATCGTGGTGCTGGATCCGGCGTGAATTAGACCAACTTAAAAATAAGGACCTTTGACGAGTAAAGGGCCCTTTACTCGATTATGAACTTTTCAACCGTTCAACGTGTCTTGCAGACCATCCGGGCCGGCGACGAAGTCGAATGGACCCGGGGCGAAAACCGCGTCAAAATCAACAACGCGGCCAACGGCGTCCCGCCGCTCACGCAGGACGTGGCCAAGAACCTCAACATCAAGATCAACGTCAATTGGGGCGAAATGATGGTGCTCCTGGCCAACGCCCGACGCCAGTATCTTTCCGCGTTCTGGTCTACGCCCTACTTTTTCAAGATCGACATCCCGCTGGCCCCGCCGGAATTCCAGAGCGAATGGGGCGCGGCCCTGACGGAACTCATCAACGGCAAGATGCGCAACAGCCTCTCGTATTTCGAACTGCACCGCTCGCGCTGGGCGCAGGTTTGCACCCACGGCATCGGGCCCATGCGCTGGCGCAAGTCCGAAGGCTGGCTGCCCAAGTGCGTGGCCATCGAGGACGTGCGGATCCCGACCGACACCACCTTGGATTTTGACGACAACCTGGGCTGGTTCGCGCTCCGACACATCTACACTCCCTACGAGTTAATCAAGCAGGCGTTCGATGACCACCCGTCGGCCAAGCAATGGGACCGCAAGGCCATCGCCGCCATCCTGAAAAACTACAAGGAAATGAATTTCGATTTCGCGCCCAACCATTACGAGTGGGAAACCACCCCGGAAAAGTTCGCGGAACTGATTAAGCAGGACGGCGGCTATTACGCCTCCGACGCCATGCCGGGGATCCCGCTCTGGCATTTCTATTTCCAGGACGACACGGAGGACGGCAACGAAGGCTGGTGGATGCGGATCGTTCCGGAGACAGGCTATGTCAAAGGAAGTGCGGTGACCGACAAGTTCCTGTGGGAATCGGCGCAACCCATCGCGCCCGCCTGGAAACAGATTTTGCAGTGCCAGTTCGGGGACCTGAGCAACAAGGCGCCGTTCCTGTATCATTCGGTGCGCTCGCTCGGGTTCATCCTTCTGGACCCGACGTTTTACACCAACCTCACCCGCTGCCGGATGCTGCAACACATCCATGACAATTTCAATGTGTGGCTGCGCATCACCGACCCGCCCGACAAGGCCCGGGCCCTGATGCAGGAATTCGCCAACATGAAAGTGCTGCGCACGGGGGTCAACATCGTGCCGCAAACGGAACGCCATCAAATTGACGCTGAACTGGTCGATTCAGGCATGGCGCAGTTGAAACAACTGATGAACGAGGCCTCGTCCACCTACACCCAGCAGACCGACACCGGCACCAAGAAGGAACAGACGGCTTTTGAAACGTCGGTCAAGGTCCAACAGGTCAACGCCATGATGAGCGGTTTGCTCCTGACTTCGTTCATCTATGCCAAGCAAGAATACATCGAGATTTGCCGGCGGTTCTGCGTCAAGAGCACCAAGCCCGACCCGGACGTGTTCGACGTGCAGCAGTCGGCGCACAAACTGGGCATCCCCGACAAGTGGATGGATCATCACCTCTGGAACGTGGAACCGATGTCGCCCATCGGGATGGGGAACCCGTCGCTGGCGGAAGCCAAGATGCAGCAGTTGATGCAGTTCCGGCCGGCCTACGACGAAACCGCCCAGAAAGAAATCCTCCACGAAGCGACCATTGTCCTGACCGGCGACCCGCGCAAGGCCGCGCGGTGGGTGCCTTTGGGCAAGGACAAGCCGATGAGCGATTCGGTCAGGGACGCGCAGGCGGTGTTCGGCACCCTGATGCAGGGCGTTTTAATCCCGCCGCGGGACGGGCTTTCGGATGTCGAACAGATCGACACGCTCCTGCCGCTCATGGCCGGGGTTATCAGCCGCATGGAACGGCGCGACAACGTCGGCACCCCGGACGAGGTTCAGGGATTGCAGACCGTCGCGGAATATATCGGCGGGCTCATCCAGCGGATTGCCCCCGACAAGGCCAAGCAACAGTTCGTGAAACAGGCCGGGGACGCGCTCGGCAAACTGATGAACCAGGTCAAGGGCTTGGCCCAGCGCGGCGAGCAGCAACGCCAGCAGGCCGGTCAGGGCCAGGACCCGCAGGCGATGGCCAAGGCGCAGGCGACCATGATGCAGGCCCAAGCCAAGGTGCAGGGCAAAGCGATGGAAGGGCGGCAGAAACTGCGTCAGAAACGGCAGGAACACACTCTGGAACAGCGCCGGAAGGACGCCGAAACCTACGCGGAAATCGGGCGCAAGGCGGCACTGACGCGGGCCGACGAACACGCGCAAAAAATCAAAGCGTTCAACAGCGGCAATGGAAACTCTGGCGAGTAAAATTATCATGGTGGTCGATAACGGGCTCTTTACCCACTGCGCCCTGAAGCTGGCCGAAACGGGGGCGCGGGTCCTTTATTACATGCCGTGGATAAACGCCTTCCCCAAATCCAACAACACGCTCCCCGGGGACGGGCTGGAAGGCATCGTCCGGGTCCTGGACATCGAACCGTGGGTGGACCAGGTGGACCTGTTCGTTTTCCCCGACGTGATGTTCGGCCACTTGCAAAAGCAGCTGGTCAGCATGGGCAAACGGGTGTGGGGCTCGCGGATGGGCGAGGTGCTGGAACTGGACCGCTGGAAAGCCAAGCACCTGATGAAAGAGTGGGACATGCCGGTCAACGAGACTCACAAGATTGTCGGGATGGAAGTTCTGCGCCGGTTCCTGCAGGAGCGCGAGGAACAGGGGCCCTGGTGGGTCAAGACCAGCCGTTACCGGGGCGACTTCGAAACTTTCCAGAGCGAAATCTACGAGGACGTTCAGACCAAGTTGAACGAGTTGCAAAACAACCTGGGGGCCAAGGCCGATATTTACCCGTTCATTGTGGAACGGCACGTCGAAGCCATAACTGAGGTCGGCTTTGATGGCTACACGGTGGACGGGACTTTTCCGGCTGACGCGGACGAGGCGATGTTCGGATGCGAAAAAAAGGACGTGGGTTATGTCGGCGTGGCCAAGCCTTACGGCGAGTTTCCCGAAGCGGTCCGGTGGGTGAACGAGAAAGTTTCGCCGTTTCTCCTGAAGCACCAGTATCGCGGCTTTTTCTCCAGTGAAATCCGTTGCACGGAGGAGAACCAGTTTGAAGCCGGGGATCCCGCGCCGTTTGAGGATTGTGAAGTGGTCTGGCACGACGGGCCCAAGGTGGATGGCGCCGACATGTACGCTTTCCTCACCGACCCCTGCTGCCGGATGGCCAGTCCCCCGGGCGAGGCCTACATCGAGTGGGTCAACAACTGGCCGGAAATCATCTGGGAAGGGGCGATTGGCAACTATGTGCCGGCCCAGCCCGAATTCAAGTATGCGGTCGAAATCATGATCCACAGTTCCTACGCCGACCAGCACTGGCAACCAATCCGTTTTCCGGAGGAGATTGAACAATGGGTAAAGCTACGAAACTGCTGCCGCATCAACGGGGTTTACTACTCCGTCCCACAGTACTACGGCTTGCCAGAAATTGGCGCCGTCATCGGTTTGGACGACACGCTGCTGGAAGCGGCCAGAGTCTGCATCGAGCGAGCCAAGCAAATCAAAGGCTACTATCTGGAATGCAAAACCGACGCGGTGGTGAAGGCCATTCTTGAAATCAACGAAGCACAGGAAAAAGGCATCCCGTTCACAGACGAGGCGCTGCCGACCGCAGAAGAACTTGAAGCCATCCAACCGGACGCCTGAGTTGCCCGACGAGAGCGACGAATATTTCGGCGGCGATGTGACAGGGTCCAGCCCCGACGAGGATACCGACCTGATTTTGCAGGGCCGGTTGCCTAACTAGCCAGCGCCTTCCTGGCTTCCGCTTCCCAATCCCCGCCTGCCGCCGGCGCGGTCTGACCGCCCGTGCGTTTGTTCGCGTCCGGAACGGCGGTGTACTTTTCCAGTTCCTTGGTCAGTTCGGCCACCTTGGTCGTCAGCCGTTTAATCTGCAGCTGGTTGGGCCCGTAGGCGGCGACCCGCTGCCGGATGTGGGCGTTTTTAACGATGCGTTGCTGCAGGGTCTTGGTTTCGGAATCGAATATCTGGTAACCCTGCTGGCGAAGGTCGGACAGTTCCTTGTCCTCCGGGGTATCCTTGTACCCTTCAACTTTGGTGGAAAGATCCTCGTTGACGGTTTTCCAGGCAGTATTGATGCGCTCGGTTTCGCCAATCCGGTCGGCCTCCTCTTTCTTGGACCGTTCCATGGCCTTGGTGCGTTCTTCCTGCAGGGCGTTGTTGCGGTTGTGCTGCAGGCGGTGCAGTTCGGTCATGTGATTGATGACCATCTGCGCGGCGTCCCCGAATTTCTCCCGGGCGACCGCAAACGCCTTGTTGTAGGGCATATTGTAAAGCTCAACAAAGTCGTCCCAGCGGGCCTGCCGCGGGGTGCCGCTGCTGTCCTCGACCGTGAGTTGGGTAATCACGCTCTTGGCGTATTCCGCCGCCTGGTCAAAAGGTTTGTCCCACTTTTCCTTGAACTCGGGCGAGGCCTCCTGCTTGATCGTGCGAATCTCGGATTCCTTGTCGGCTAAGGCCTTTTCCATCGCCGCCAGCCGGTCGGTCAGGACCGTGGTGTCTTTGCCGCGCTTTTCGAACTCGGCAATCTTGGTTTCCAGTTCGTTGTAGGCGCGGGTCTTGGCGCCCAGTTCGCCGTTCAGCCGGTCCAGTTCGGCGCGCAGTTCCTTGGGCCCCTTGGTCGGTGCTTGGGGCGGTTGCGGAGCTCCGGACGGCTTGGTCGGTTCGGCCTTGCCGGTCGTGGTCGGACGCGGGGCGTCGAACTCCTTTATTTTCGCGTCGAGTACGGCAAACGGTGAATCGTCGCCGGGACCCGATGCGCCAGGTGGCGCACCACCCGACGGCGCCGGGGATGGCGCAGGACTAGCCACAGGAGTTGCTGGAGGTGGCGCAGCCGGTGCGGCAGATGCCGCCGGCGCGGCTGGAGTTGGACTGGGAGGAGCATTGGTTTTAACGGGTTCGGGCATAATCACTCAACAGGTTTTGGGGGCATCACGTCGGCCATGTAATTCAATCCCGGCCCCGGAAGCGGCTGCCCCGTGTCGTCCGCTTCCGAAATTGTCTTGAACAGCGCCTCATAATCCCGGGCGCCTTTGATGCTGTCCTGGTTTGGGTTGGTGTCCAGGAACGCCGCCCGGACGATGAGGCAAACCAGATCAAACCGGTCGTCGGCTACAACGGTGTGCCACCAGTTACGCAGTTCCTTGTCGCGGTGGAAAAGTTCTTTGGCGCTACTCATGGTTCTCCGTCCATTTCTGCCAGAGGTTGACCGTCGTACCAATCTTTATCCGGGCTGACCGGGATGGGCCAGGGCTGGCCGTTAAGCGTGAGGTTTCGCAACTGGCGCAGGTTCCACTGGTGCTGCGCCCGTTTGCAATTGCCCAACAGGTCCAATAGCGCGTGGCTTTTGTCGTTGGGCGATTTGCCTTTGTCCCGGCGAATCATCACGGGGTCCAGTTTGCCCGGGGTGCGGTCCTCGATGATGGCCAAGCGCGTGTCGAACTTGATCCGGTAACCGTTGTTCTCAAGCATCGTTCCGAAAATGTAATCCTCGCCCGAGAGCCCGTCACATTGCTCGTCGTAGCCATTGATGTCCAGAGCCCAGCCCAGCGGCAGGGCGGTGCTGCACCCATACCACCAGGCCCCCGGGCAATCGTAAGGATTGGTCTTTTTGCCGCGCCAGTGCTGCTCGACGTAGGACAGCCGGTTGTCGCTGCCGGTGATGATGCCAGCGTTTTTGGGGTATCCGTTCTCGACTGTCATGGCGGTGCGTTTCTCGTAAGGCCCACATACCGCATACGGCGCCTTCATGGCATCCCGCACGGCGTCCATCCAGTAGGGGCAGAGAATCGACCGGTCATCCACGAAAGCAATCCAGTCGGTCCGACACAGGCAGATGCCGGTGTTACGGGCGTTGGAAGTCGCCCACCAATCGGCCTTGGTCAGGCGGTGCGGTCCCTGCCACACGGTCGGTTTGGGTTGAACGGTCTGCAGTTCCAGATTGAACAGATGGTTGGCCTCCGAATATGTCTGTGGCAAATCCGGTCGGACAAAAATGACTTTGATTTTCTCCTTAGCCTGATGCAAAAGCGATTCCATGAACCACCAAATCTCAGGCTCGCGGCGGCTGGTAATGTAAACAATGGTCAGGTCTTTCATCGCACCCTCTGGTAGACCGCCCCGTTCTGGATCTGGTAAAGGTGATTGAACCCGATCTGGACCAGCCGTTGGGCGGCCCGGGCGGGCCCGCCGCCGTGCCAGTTCAAATCGTCCATCACCACCATGCCGCCGATCTCGACGTGCTGGCAGAACCGCGCCACGTCCCGCACCGCCTCGTCGTTGTGGGCGCCGTCGATGTGCAACAGGCCAATGCCCGGGGGGATGTCGATCTCGGAGCTTTTCTTGCGCTGGATCTTCGCGTGGTCCTGCAGGCCGTATTCTTTGATGAACAAAAGGACGTTCTGATAAATCTTGTCCATGTCCTGGTTGGCCCACCATTCCCGGCTTTCCTGCTCGGTCTGAACCAGCACCGCCAAATGCTTGTCCCACGGGTCCACGCCGACGGCGATGCCGCGCCCGATGGCTTTGTGCGCCATGGCGATTGGGAAAAAGCTGCTCCCGCCGTAGACGCCGATTTCCAGCGAAATCAGGGGCCGGCGGGCAATCACCATGCTGGCCAGGGTGAACGCTTTCTCGACTGTGCACCAGCCGGGGAAGCGCGGCTGCAAGGCGGCGATGTTGTCAAACAGGGCTTTCACAGTTTCAGGTCTTTCGGGGTTACTTTGACGATCAGACATTCGTAATCGTTGACGCCCACCGCCACCAGCCAATGGTCCTCGCGCTGGACCGCCCCGCCCGGGAACACCACCTGGCCCTTGCGATGCACACACAGGGGCCAGTCCTTGACCGGGACATCGTCCACTTCGCTGCCGAAAAGGATCGGGTCCATGCTCATGTCCACAGGCCGGAACGGCGGTTCGTACTCCATCAGGACCGCCCCCATGTAATAGCGCCTGGGCGGGCCCTGCAGTTCGTTGTCCAGCGAGGAGTGGAAGAAGGAAATCAGCTTGCCTTCGTAGAACAGGGGCGGGGATCCGCCGCGCGGTTCGCCAAAGAACCAGCGCATCCCGGGGCACTCGTAAGTGTCGGCTATTTCCTCGCCTTTCAACCGGAACACGCGCTGGACGGGGGCGCGGCGGTAAATGCAGAACAGGTCCCCGGCGAATTCGAAGAACACATAGTTCTTCTGCATGGTCGTCATGTCGTTGTCGGGCAGGCGCGGCAGGATGGTGTCCACAATTTCGCCGTCGGCCAAACGCCCGTATTTCACCACCGATTTGAACGGGAAAGTCGGGTAACTGGATTCGACCCAGGAAAGGTGAAGCTGGTTGCGGTGCCAGAACAGCTTGGGATCTTCCATGCTCAGTTCCAGGCTGGCCAGGGCGCGGTTGCTTTTGATGTGGCCGTTGCGGTCCAAGGTCGCCAGCGCCAGACGCGAGGACAGGAATTCGCCGTCGTGATAGCGGTAGACCATGACCAGGGTCCTGCCCATGTCATCCTCGATGATGGTCGGGTTGTAACCAAACCGGACCAGGCCCGGACCGATTGGCAGGGTGGGTAGCTGGCTGCTGACCTTGGGGAACCGGTAGGCGAGCTTGATCCGGTTGACAATTTCGTCCATCAATTTTCGGTTATGTTCCAGCCGGGGCGGGTTCATTGGGTTCCATGCGGTAAACGGAGCGCACCAGGCACTGCGCCTTGGCTTTGCTGAACACGCCAAAGAGCGCGTGGCTCCAGAAATAATCGTTGCCGAAAATCAGGTCGGGGATTTCCTCCAGATGTTTGTTCCACCAGGTTTTGCGGGCGCAGAACAGGTCCACAATCGGCATGTGAGTGTACTGGCCGTCTTTGTCCACATTCAGGCGGTAGGCGTAGCAGGCCTCGACGCCGGTCAATTCCTTGGTGATGGACGGTCGCATGAAACAAGTGTCGGGCCGCGTCAGGCAGACAAAATCCACGTCCCGGGCCCGCTGGAGTCCCATGCGCAAACAATCCCGCAGGTAAGGATGGCGCTTTTCGTCCCCGAGATTCTGGCGACTGTCCCGACCGCAGGCGCCGATTTGGACCGGGGTCGCAATCCAGTCCGGGGCGTAGGCCCGCGGCAGTTTCTTGCGTTCGTAATCGTTCCAGACATGGACGATGGCCGGGGCTTCGATGCCGAAATGGCTGGGCACATCGGCCAGGAGCCCCAGGAATTCCTCCAGCCGGTCCGCGAAATCGTCGTAGCGGGAGTAGAACACATGATTGGGCATCCACGCGCTGCCGTTCCACAGGAGCGGATGGTCGTTGACCAGGGCGAACACGGGCAGCTTCGGGCAGGCCCGGGCTAGGTGAAGGGTGGCGGTGTCGGTCGATACCAGACAGTAAGCCCGCTCGTAGAGTGCAAGTAAATCGTAGATTCGCTCCGCTCGTATGCGAGACAGATCCACAATGTGAAACTTACGGCGGAACTTGAGGTGAATGATTTCATGGAGCAGAAATTCCTGTGGGAAGGGCGAGCTTTTGCCGCCGCTGTTCAGGAGCAGGACCTTGGGTTTGTTCTTGGTCGTCCGACGCTTGGGGATCCATTGGTCCACCAGAAGTTCCTCGCGCACCTTGTCGCGCCGGTCGAACACCAGGGGGTAGCAATTGTCCCATTCCTTCAGGCGACCGGCCACGCGCCAGCTTTCTTTCTGGTAGGACGTGGTGATGGCGCTGGAAAGCCCCGCCGGTCCGTACGTGAATTCTTTGACCAGTTCCGTCCCGCCGTTGACCTGGGTGCAAACCCAGTTCAAGCCCTTTATTTCGGCAAATTGCACTCCCCCGGCGATGTCGGCGTAATGCCCCGGCCAGATGACGGGATTGACGTAGCTCACTCCGTCCAGCACGGAAGAAAACTCACTGGCCACCACCAGCGAGTTGCGCACCCCTTTAATGGAGTCGGACCACATCAGGGGCAGGAGATTGATGATATCCCCAAACCGGCCCAGCTGGACGTAGGCTTTACCCGCCGTTGGCGCTAATACGTCGATCAATCTCAGCCCGGGCGAGTCTGGGCGGGGTGCGTTTTCCATTCTCGTATTTTCGGTAGGTCCCATAAGGGAGATCAAGCCTTGCAGCCGCTTCCTTGAGCAACAGCTTCTTGCCCAAACGCCAGCGTTTGAGTCGGTCTGAAAGCAACTCTGCCATGCCGCACTGTCCCACCGGGACATTTTTAAGGCAAGCGGAATTGCCCCGGCGGGCGTAACACTTGAAAAGGCAGGACAATAAGCGGTTCGCCACCGCGTCGGGCGTAAAGCTGCTCGCCCACAGCCGGCGCAAAGCCGATTCGGGCCGTATCGGGCTTCGACCTCCGGAAGTTTCCCAGAAACCTTTTACACGTTTTGCTATATGGCACTCACAGCGCAGCAATGCATCGCTTTCAACGATTACCTCGGCCGGCGTCCTTACGACTGGGATAAGCGGATCGCCAAAGACCGCAAGCCCCACGCCTACATCTATGCGGCGATGTACCGCACCGAGACTTTCCCAACTTTCATGGGCACCACCCACCTTCACGAGCGGGTGTATGTCACCCGGCCCAACGACCCGGGCCTGTGGACGCAGTTCGTGGCCGACCCGTGCGTCGGGGCGCCATGCGACAACCCGCGCCAGTACCTCGGGCATGGCGTGGATCAACTGCGCTACGATCGCTACCGCCGGGAGTATCAGACTCCGGTGTTCTGCATCGACCAGTTGGACACCATCGAGGAAGGCATCCAGAAGATGGCGGCGATTGCGCAGGGCTACCAGGATTTGCCCGAAGAAATCTGTTCGGATTTCCTCCGGGTGCTGACGTTGCGCAAGGCGGGCACGACCGCCCAGCAGGGCGGGCTTTACCTGTGCGGTCCGCAGGACGCCTACGCCAACCCCGTCGGCGTGGATGTCGCGGACAACATGTTCGCCGTTTCGTCCGGGGGCGCGGTGGGCAACACCAATTCGCTGATGATCAACCTCAACGCCAACGGCGGGATGAGCGCCTGGAACATCAACACCACGACCGACCTGTCCAACGCCATGGGCCAGTTGTCGATGGAATTCCTCAACAACCTGCAGGAGGACCTCGCGGCCAACGGCTATCACGACCGGGAATGGCTGGTGGAAGGGAAGTTTTCGATCACGATGGACCAGACCACGCGCCGGCGCCTGCTCGTTGCCAATCCCGCCCTGACGCAGATGTATTCCGCAGCCGACTTCGCCAAGGGCGGGAGTTTTTACAGCTACGGCGTGACGGCGGGTTGCGGCGACTGGCTGTTCAAGGAGGACAAGGCCCAGATGCGGTTCCGGTTCCGGAGCGATTTGGACGGCAAAAACCTGGACGGCACCGCGCTGACGGGCGCCATTTGGGTCCAGCAGGTTTGGCCGTTCCAGAACGTGGCGGCGACCTATGGGCTCAAGCCCATGTATTCCTCGGCCTGGAAGAACGCGCCCATCCGCCTCTACCACGTTTACAACCGGGACGCCCGGATTGTGTATGTGGGCGACATCGCCAGCGTGAACGACGAAATGAAGTTCGGGCTGGCCCGCAGTTTCATGGGCCAGTGGACGTGGAAATCGCCCGATTACTTCAACGCCGTGGATCCCAACTCGGGGAGCGTGTGCCAGTTCAACAACGACAAGAAGAACAAAGGCTACTGGCTGGGCGAGTACGACCTGGCCGAAAAGACCATCTACCCGGAAATCGAACGGTTGATTTTCGCGCTTGGCGAACCGCAGCCGTATGTGCGGGTGCCGCGGGTCAACAACCCGCTGCTGGCGCCTTACAACGCTGCTGATTACCAGAGCTTGCTGGCTTACAACGCGGCTTGCCCTGCGAATTACGTTCCGCCGGGGTTTGTGATGCCCTCCGTGATGGAGGACTAGAGTGGTCGGTGGTTAGTGGCATAACGGGTCCCGGCTGTTGTGGGCCGGGGCCCGGGTTAAAATCCGGTTATGGCATACGATGACGAAACTCCGCAAGCGGGTGCCGCGCCCGCGCCCGAAGGCATGGCCGCTCCGGGCGACGATGCGGTTGCCCCACCGCCCGCCGGCCCGACCGGACCGGAACAGACCGCCGAAGCGACGGGACCGCCCCCGCCCGAAGGCCAGCAGACTTCCGATTCGGGCGAGTCGAGTTTGTTCCTGACACCCGACATGCTGCCCAGCGGCATGAAGGTCAACGCCGGGGACATTCTGGAATTCAAGGTCGTCAACCCGTCGGACGCCGACGGCCACATCGAAGTGGTTTACAACACAGGCGGCGGGGAGGAGAAGGGCGAATCCTGGGAGGACGATTTCCGGCACGAAATGAGCGCCCGGACGGCGCAAACACAGGCAGAATAATATGGCTATCACACTGACACCGATCCCGGGCCCGACCACGCCGGTCCCCAACACCAGTGCCGCCGCGACGGCATTTGCCAACGATTATTTCAAAGTGGCGCAGGGCGTTATCTCCACCCGCGAAAGAAAGGAACTGCAGATCATCGGGCTCGCGCACGAATTAAAAATCGTGCGGTCCATCGACTACACGACCAAGTATCCGCAGCTGGTTGCCGATTCCCAGACATTCACCCGCGGGATTAACTTTCTGGATTTGGACACGGCGTTCGCCGCCATCGACTGGTCCAACGGCAAAGCGGCTGACGCCACGCTGTCCAACGATCTGAATGTGCTTGGAAAAGAAGGCCGTGCCCTGCGCGAACTGCACGAGGACCAGTTGAACCGGATGATCGTTCTCTTGGAATGCATGTTGCAGGAGTAACATGGCTGTTGCCTGTGACGCTACTTCCCTCGCTGCCGGCGCGGCGCCTTTTGACCGCATGTCGGAACGCGAGCTATTGGTCGTTCAGACCTACCTCCTGGCGCAACTCGCCAACTCGACCGCCGGCACCACGACCGACCCCAAACAACTAGTGGCACTAGCCGCTGCGTTCTACGCCATTGACGGCATGATACCGGAGGTGCAGGCGTACTTGCTTTGTGCGACTGCGTCCGCTTCCGGGGCATGATCTGCACTCCCAAATCACTCGCGGTTGCCGCCACGCCGCTCACCCGCCTGTCCCAGAGGCAAAAGCAGGCCGTTAAAACCAGCCTGCTCTGCAGCATCAATACCGTCGGGCTGTTACCCGGAAGGAAAATAACAGCCGATTGGGTCACCCGGGTCCAGGCCAATGGCGGGGCGGTGCCGTCGCAGCAGACACAGAACGCGGCCATCACTTTCATTAACAGCCTGAAAGCCTGCAACGTCCTGAGCAATATTGTCGCGCTGAACATCTTCGCGCCGGATTCGCTCATCGCGGCCCTGACTCCGCTCATCAAAGGTCCCGGCGTGGACCCGTGGGTGAACCACGGCTTTGTCGCTGGCGACCTGACGGCTTCCGGATTGACGGGGGATGGCGCGACCAAATGGCTAGACACGGGCGTCGTTGCCAAGACGGCCATGCCCAATGCCAAAGGCGGGTTGGCACTGTACTGTCCGACTTCATACGCCGTTGCCACGGTCGCTGATGACATGGGCGGGTACGAAACCGGGGCGACCATCGCCATTGAACTGAGTTTTTCCGGCACGGCCAATAACCTGATGTTTTCTTACGGAAACTACAGCAGCATGTGGGTGGG